AATATAAAGACCGGCGCGATGAAGGGAGGGGGTGTGATTTTAGAGACCCCCCCCCTCACCCTCCAAACGCATTGACAATGTGGTTATGTTGATGTTTCATCGTCATTTGACTTAGCCTTAAAGCTTTCTTCAGTCACTTTTCTGTAAATATTGAAAGGATCAACCTTAATGATCTCATCCATCGCTCTCTCAATCTCATCTTCCATCTCCTTCTCTGATAGATCAGAAGAAAGATTAACAGTTCGAGCTAAATATTCACAAGTGTTGTAACCTTTTTCTTTGTCAAACAACAACCAAAGAGTGAAATCATCAAATGGATTGTAAGGATTGTCGATTGTTGTTAATGCAAATTCATTTGACATGATTAATTCACTCCTTTCAAATACTTAGAAACTGTAGAAACAGAACAACCACAAGCTTCTGCAATCTGTGCAAGCGTAAAGTTAGAGTCACTCATACGTTTGATCTTATTAACTTTAGCTGTGCTAAGCGTGCTTGTGGACTTGGGCATTGCTCTTTCTCTAAGTTTGTCAGCATCAGTGTTGTTGAGAATGCGCTTAAGTTTGCTCTCTGTGATAGCGCCAGCCTGAATGGCTTCCCACTCACGGTCAGTAATGACAATATTGCGATCTCGTCTAGCCACAGAACCAAGCTCAGTACGATACCGGGATACTGCCTGCTGACCTACCTTCTTACGGTCTCCATCTGCAATGGTGCCGGCCTCAGTCTTAGCATCAACCTCGGCCCTACTCATACGCTGTGCCGCACGCTCTCTAGTCTTATTGAGCTCAGCCTTATTGAGGTCGGCCATGAGCTGGTCATATTCCTTCTGATAGACCCGCTTGGCGTTGGGGTCATACTTCAGATTACCGGTATAGACCATCTCTTTACGAGCCCGGTTGGCCAGGGCTTTGAGGCTATTGGCATAGTCAGCGTAAGCCGTCTCCTTCTTGTTGTGGGTATCAGATACCAAGGTGTAAGCATCATCAGTTTCAGCCATTTTAGAGCTCTTCTGAGTACGCTTCTCCATTTTGTACGTGATAGTGCCGGAGGGGTTGGTGTAGGTTACCGTATCAGTATCCTTATCCACTCGCTTGATGGGACGATACTGGGCTCTAGCATCCTCATCATCCACCTTATACTTGATCTTCTCACCAGCGGTAGTAGTAAGTGTGATCATGCCCGTCTTCTTATTGACAGACCGGACAGGCAAGTACAGATCCTTGGCATCCGCTTCTTTGTAGATGAGTGCGCCCTCAGGCTTAGAAGGATCATACCATTCGGTTCCCTTCTTGTTAACCTTAGGTGTGCCCTGTCTCTTAATCACAGACTGTTCGCCCTTGGCTCGAGACAGAATGGTAGCGGCACCACCGCTCTCTTTGCCTTGGTATTCCTTATGTAATGCTGCGATGTTGTTGTCAATCTCACTCTGTTTATAGTTGAGATGATGCTTGGCTGCATCAATGACAACCATGCTATGTCTGACTGCTCTAGCCAGCTCATCTTCATCGGCACCCGCAAGAGTCATATCTGTGATCAGGTTAGAGATGATTCCCATCTGAGTCTCAGTCTGCCGACCCTTCTTCATAGTGCGATACTCAACGCCATTCTGATAGTAGTGCTTATTACCATGAGCATCAGTTCGAACATCATCAGCGCCATACTGATCCTTAGGTTCAAAGCCTTCAAGACCCTTTAAAGACGGAGTCGAAGTGACCTTAACTTTGCCAGCTTTGTCGTTGGTTGGGATACACATAACGGTATCACCATCGAAGTCAGCACCAGACAGACGAGCGGCAACCTTGTGGTTAATACCAATGCCATCAATACTTTCAGTACCAATGATACTTCGAGCAAGCTTATTCTTGTCAGTAACAGTCAAGATGGGAATCTCAAACGTTCCGCCATGAGGATACCGAACCAACGCAAGCTGCGTGCCCGGCTCATAACCAGGAGCATAGACTTCATTATCTTTAAGAGTGTTAATCGGAATGATAACGTGATACCGCTGACCAGGAAGAGCAGCAGCCTTCAGGCTGACAGCAGTGGCATCGCAACCTTCTGCAAACTTCTCAAGATAATGTTTTTTAACTGTCGGATTGTCAAGGGCACAGATCTCATCAAATTCAGCCTGCTTGTCTGCCTTGGCAAGATCGAGCTGTTTCTTGATCATCTTGAGCGACTGCTTAGCAAGAAACTGGGAAGGCAGAGCATCCTGCCAATCGTTCCAGTCTCCTTCGTCGGAGCGCTTATTAATGAGACCAAGCTTAGCACCACGAGTAGAAGCAGAGACTCGTGCTCCGGTCTTCGGATCATACCAATACTGACCGCCTTGATCGGCATCTTTGATTGTAGATCCGAAAGGATTGTCAGGATCCTCTTTAATCTCTTTAAGAACATCCTTCATAGCAGTGCCGCGTTTCTTATTGGTGTTAAAGATAACGTCGACACCATCCGGCATATCATCAGAATATGCAGCCATGCCCTTGATGTAATGTGTGCCATCAACAAGGATTCGGACCTGAGCAAACCTAGATTCCCCAAGTGAAAGATCGGGAACACCTCGACGAAGCTCGACCAAGCCATCTCTCTCAACGCCACCATCTTCGTTATAACGAATCATCATGCGCTTAGAGTCCATGCTTGCCGGATAATTGAACTTCTTCTCGTAGGTTTCGCCACCATCTCGAGTAATATAGTCCTTAATGGTATGAACTCGATCAAGATCATAGATCTCTTTGTGTTCCGTACCCGGAGGACAAAGAACCAATTGAGTGGTGAATTTACCAGGGTTATTAACCTGCTCGAAGCGACCGCCATAAACGTTGTATCCTTCTCTTTCAAGCAGATACAAAGCCTGGTTCATCTTTTCTCTTGACATGTTGAGCTCGAGCTCAGTGCCAGCTCCGACATCAATCATGCCGCCATCTTTGGCGAACTCCTTGCTCCTCGCTTTAAGAAATTCCGCAGTCTCTTTTGCTTTAAGCATTCGAGCTTCTGAATTCTCATCGAGAAGGGAACGAACAGTAGACTCAGGAAGACCCATCTCTTTGCCAATAGCACTTGGGCCCATTCCTTCTTTGTCTCTCATTCGCTTGGCGGTCTCGACTTGGAGCATTCTTCGCTCATCTTTGGCGAGACCAAGTTCAGTTCTGAACTGCGTAGTACTCAGCCCCATGGACTTGGCAATAGCAGCATCACCAGACCAAGTCTTCCCGTCTTCATCGGTATATGTAAAATTGTTCTTTCGCATTTCATCAACACGACCAAGAAAGTCTCGCCCATGCTGATAAGGGTCTTCACCAGAACCCCAGGGGTATCTTCCGGAACGTCGAGGCATGCCATAGTGCATCAGATCCTCTTCGCTCGTGGATTCTGCTGTTCCAAGATATGATAAGATTTCTTCTGCAACAGGATTCATACTCTCAACCCTCCGAATAATTAAATTGTTCAAGCGCCTTGTTTAACTGTACAATCTTGTTCATGATCGCCAGAATATCTTTAGGATCAGGAACATGACAAATGACTTCGTCACTCTGGTACAGTCTCAATTCGCATCCGTCCAGTTCATTGGGTTTAACTCGATACTCCAAACAGAAAAGAGCAGCATAAATCTCAAGCTGCTCCATTGATGCTTCATGTTTTCCAGTTTTCAGGTCGTGGATTCTAAGGAAATTATTGCGGAAACAAATTGAGTCCGCAGTCCCAAAGAAATAGTCGGAATAATACAAAACAACCTCAGTGCTCATCTTAAATCCAATAGCATCATTTACATATGCATACAGAGTCTTCTTAGAGCGAGGCTGCTTGATTCCTAAATCAATAGTTTCCTTGGCCCAGGCATGAAGTCTGGACCCAATTTCTTTCGCCTGCATGTTTCGATAGACAGTGAGAGCTTTCTCTTCGTCATATCGAAGCCAGCTAGACTTGCTCGGGCTGAAGGGAGCGTGGAGCCCCTCAAGGTTAGAATGTTTTGCGAAGTTCATCTAAAATATCCTCCTTGTTCTCCGGACAAACAAATCTCGAAAACGACATCTTGTTCATCAGATCTACGTAGTATTCTTGATTGGGTTGTCTCTTCGCTCCAGCGCCCTTCTTACATTCCAATGAGAACCACTTATCTTTATACAGAACAAGCAGATCAGGAATGCCTTGAATCTGGTCCATCTTGAAGACCATACTTCCAGGAAATAAACTTTTAATATCCTTGATCAATCGATCTTGGAATCCACTCTCGAGTCTTGAGCTTCTTGCCATAAGTGATTCTCCTTTCTTGAAATTAAAGAGAAAAGGTGATGCAATTAATTACATTTTCCCTTTCCTCTCATAAAAGGGGATGTTTTTTACGCGAATGACAAACCTGGGTAAAAGAAAGAGGCCTTGTTAGGGCCCCTCTCTAGTTCACCATCTTCTGGATGGCTTCTTATCCAGCTTTTCATAAAAACATAGAAGATCATTAATGGTTGCAAATGGAAATACACATGCAATATTGACAAGAGCATTTACGGACGGCATAGTCTCCGCACGTAAATATCTACTAATCGTTCCTTGCGAGATTCCAGTTCGTCTGGACAATTCACTTTGGGACATTTGTCGCTCATCCATTAAACTCTGAAGATTGCCAGCGAAGATCTTCATCCATTCGAATTCGGTCATTTACAACAAAACCTCCTTAAAATAATTATGTCATACAAAAATACAAAAATTATGTCTTGTATACATACCCCCCTTTAATCGTTTATATAATTACACTTCTAAGCGTCTACTATTATTTTTCTCACACATTAATAAGGGGGTATGTATGCAATATATAATTATGTATGACATAATTCGTAAAAGTGCCAAAAACCTAGCAATATCAACGGTTTGCGGGTTTTGATTTATGTCATACAAAAATACAAAAATTATATCTTGTATACATACCCCTCAATTTTTCTCATTTTCGCCTCTTTCCCGCTCTCCGATTTATGTCATACATAATTCATTTTTATTTTTGTATGACATAATTCCTATTTTTGTATGACATAATTATTTGCCAAAACGTTCGGACACGTACTTGGCCCGCACCGCATCCAACACCACATCCGTCTTCGATTTACTGAACAAATTCGCCAAAAACTCTATCATTTCCACGTCTCTTTCTGACACCCGAATGCTAAGTCTTTTGACCTTTCCATTGCCAATTTTAGGTCTACCTCGTTTAATAATGCCAGCCAATTTTACTTCCTCCTTTTCTGTCGTACATAATTTCAAAAAGAAAAGAGCCCAATATTTTTGAGCTCTAATCTTTTCCAGGTCCGTCTCCGGACGCCGTAAATCACTTAAGCCTCTTCATCCTGAAACCCTTGACTGCAGCCCAGATAATTAAGCCTGCAGCTACTGCCAATATCCCAACAATGATTGATTTAACAAATGATTTTCTTCGCACCGAATCACTCCTTTCCATAAAGGAGCTTGTGTTTATCGCGTACACACCCGAAGCTGGGCCGCCATTTTTTAAATCACATTAGTCAGCAAACGAGCTGCTGGCTGCTCAAATAAAAGGAAGAGTCCTTGTTAGGACTCAACCTTCTTTATGAACACGCTCATGGTATCCTCCAAATGATTCAGGTACTTCTTGTACATGACAACACAGATTCCCATAGTCACAGCATACGTGCCGGCGATGATAGCACCAGCATGATCCCCCATGAACTCAGTAACCTTAGTCTTCATAATTAAAGTCTCCTTTCAAATTTTCGGTAACCCTTCGGTTCCATAAAGGAGCTTGTTTTTGTCGCGAACGGCATTAATTACCGATAAATCTTGCCAGTACGATTGTCCCGAATCACAATCCTCTCCTCGATGTGAAACCCAGCATTCTCACAAATATAGAAGATAGTAGCCATGAGTCGCTTGAATCTCTCCTCGTCAAGCTGCTCTTTCTTCAAACTATAATAAGGAGTAGGATCGTGATAACCCTCGCTATTTCTGTCCATGCGCTCTCTGTATTTCTTCATATATCAGCCCTCCCAAGTATAAACGCGCCCATTCTGATACGCGTCTCTGAAATAGTTATACATACCGTCGCCACGGAACCATAAGTATTCAGAAGGCAATTCTCTCTCCACAGTCTTGCCATTCTTCTCAGAATTCCATCTATCTAGAACATCATAAGCCAAGCCTAGCAATTCCTCCTCAACGGGATGTCTAGTCGAATATCCGCAGAACTGTCCCTTAGCTGTAATAACACCAATGATAGAGTCAGAATATCCAGCATCAAATCTATTTAAAACAGTCCACATTACTGCAGCCTGCTGATCTCTCGTACTTACACTTACCTTGCCAGTCTCATAGACAGGCACACCACGCGCTTCGCCCCACACAAGTCTTGCTAAAGCAACCGCGTCAGCGTCCGTATAAAGCGTTTTAAGTGGCACTTCTTCGACCGCGTCTTCCTTATCGACCTCACGCGTCGCTGCGCTTGTAGCCCCCTCTACGGCCTGGGAAATGGCCTTTTCTGTATCCACCTGATGCTTCATTCCTTCAGCCATCTCAATCAATTGTTCCTGCATCTCACACACTTCATTCTTAAGCTGAATAGTGGTGATCATAAGTCCGATAAGGCACAGCACCGTCATCAAATACAGAGCGGTGTCAATGTATCTGTCAAAATAGTACTTCATAAGTTCCTCCTAATGTCTCAGTTCAAATGTCCCGTCCCATATGGTCCAGGTTCACTTCACTCTAGTCAGAGTTCAGAAAAGAAGAGACCCGGTAATTAAACCAGGTCTCCCCTCTCTACTCATATGTAGTTAGATCTCCACGCCTTGTCTTTCCAAAATGTCTCGAAAAACCATGCAACTCTCGATCGAGTTCTTCTTGATGCACTCCGTATAACTCCGAGTCAAAGCCGGGCTAGCATCCATAGCAAACACGCGCTTGACGCCCGGATATCTCGTCCGCATAACGTCAGCCTCGTATTTGAATGTCAGAATAGACCAGTCTTCCTCATCGATCTTCGTGTATCGAATAACTCGATAGTTTTCATAACAAATCCCCTTTCAAATATGAGTTTCCTCATAACGGAGAATGTTTTTCACGCGCCGACTACTTCCTTCAATTTTGCTCTAGTAGCAGGTCCGACGATGCCGTCGGCATCCAGACCATACTTAATTTGGAATTCCGCCACAGCGGCTCTGGTCAAGCCCCAGAACCCTCCCGTAATAGGCAATTCCGGAGCCACAGTAGCCCGCAAACACCACTGCAGCCACCTAACCGACTCGCCGGTGTGCCCCATCCGCAAAGTGCGTGTGGGGGCCTTAAAAGGGCAAACAGAGGGTGTTTTTGAGGGCTCATCCTTACCAGCACCGGTGCCCGTTTTCTTAAGGAACACGAGAATCCACCAGGAAACTTTACGATCCTCAGACTGATAATACTTGCGCTGGGCATAGCCCTGGCTGGATCCACCACAGTCTAGCATAATGGCATTCTTAGCCCCACCAGACTTCATTCTATTCCTTAAGCTATAAGGACTGAGCGCGCCCTTCATATCCGTAGTGACAAACAGATGCAGCTCATCATCGCTATCACCGATTGCAGTCCGTCCTCTCACTCCACCCTGAGCAGGCGTGAAATTAAAGATGGTCTCTTTACCGTCCTTAAGCATGGTCGAACACGCAACGACATTCTTATACTTCGCCATCTCCGTCGAATGAGTCATACAAATATCAGGCCCCTTGTTCCATGCCAGGACCCAATAACCATTCTTACTAGTAGCTACTGTCTTGCCATCAATACGCAGAGGAATCGAGTTGACCCGACCAGTCTTCATGTTATAGAGACCACCATTGATCGCATAATCAGGCTTGTACTTGGTGACGACTTGCTTAAGGGTCATCTTGCAATTTGTTTTGACGATCTGGATGCGCTCGATCTGGTTCTTTTGGATTTTCCAGTACATTTCTTTTCCTCCTTTCCCAAAGCTAAGAACTCTGCCTTTCTCTCCTTGAGATCGTTGGGGTGGTGATAGTGTTTTACGGAAAGGCCAGCGCGACGAATTCGTGCATGCAGAACACCATAAGTCGTGCCTAAAAATTCTGCCATGTCTTCAACGCTGTAGTAGTGATTAATCACCTGATCGATAGCCCAGTCCCACTGAGCTTTCGACCATAGACTCGGACGTCCGGCCATAATCAAGCCCCCTTTCTTTATCCAACAGATCCATCATCAGTCGGTTTCGCTACTCGGTAATCGTCCAGCTCCGGTTTATGCTTGGCCGTCCAGATAGCACACATCAGATTCCAGCAGACTGCCCGGTCGTGGGGCTCATCTTTGTCTCCTCTGAGGAACTTGATATAATGACGCAGAGCGCTGTCAAGGAAAACCTTCACAGGGATCCCCTTGCGCCAGTTGTTGTCACCATACTTTTTTGCGCCATCTTCAAAGTGGATTGACACCTCGAGGAGCATAGTGAATACGTCCCATCCATATTCAACGTGAAACCATTCCAGGCTCTTATACAAATATCCAACATCGTCGGTTTCCTGGAACCTATGAATAAACCAAAACATCGAATCTTCAAATTCATCGTCGCCATTCACCAATTCTGCCACCACGTCCAGAGGCATCAAGTCGCAACGACCCTTGCCGACTCGCATGTCCCTCACGGCGCCAGACTCAAACTGGGTTCGATCTCCGCTGTCGAGGATGTGAGGAACAGTTCCGACTTCGTTCTTATACTCGGGATTATGTACCTCGCAAGGATACGGGTTAGTATCAGGGTCCATCGTCGAAACATAATCAACAGGCATTTTCATACTTTTCTCCTTTCACTCGTGCAACTCGATAAAGTCGAACTGATCATATACGTTTGGAATATAAATGCCGATCCAAAGGTTTCGCTGATTGGTCTTATACCAAGCAAGATCTTCATTCCAACTCTGGATCTCAGACATCAATTCCTTCTTGCCAACGTCATTGTCATTATCATAGAGACAGTTCTCATACTGATACATGAGCGAATCGTATCTAACCTGATTTTTTTTAACATCGCCATCGATTCTGATGTAACTGACACACAAGAAGATAATGCTGATAATGGTACCAAAAAGGCCAACGGCGAAAATAAATGCGGATCCAATGATGTAATTATCGTCGACGATAAACAACATCACTACCCCAATAATCAGCAAGGCCAAACAAATCCAAAACAGCATATAATTTTCTCCTTTCAAATAATTCCGTCATCGGTAAGTTCTCTTACGGCTTCGCCATATGTATCAGCAGTGCAATAGACTGCTCCGTTGACATACGCGACATAATGACCATTCTCAGACAGAATATCTACCGAATCTGCAACGCACTCATCCATATGCCGCCTCCAATCAAGGCTTGTACCAGCCGACATAATGAGCATGCTTCTCGCAGCGCTCAAAGATCAACCGCCGTCCAGGCAGACAAATATAAAACCGACTAGGGTCCTCGGGGCTCTTTTTAAAGATGAACATTTTCGTTCTCCTTTCTCACTCACAGTTCTCACCGAATTCGATCATGCGCTGGCTGACACGAGCAGTGACTTCGATATAATAACTAAGCTGTGCAGGGGTCATTTCATCCTGACACGCGTCAAGCGTCCGTACAGCATCCATAACCTCAGCATACTGATTCATCCACGCCGTATAGTCCTCCATCATAGAGAGCTGCGTATCAGTATCAGCCTTCAGATATACCTCAAGGAAATCGCAATAGCCATCGATGAATGCCTCATACTGATCCAGAGCCGCCTTGAATTCGGGGTCGACTTCTTCGATCTCCTCCGTCTTTTCAACTGCAGGAATGCTGGAACTAGCCCCTGCAGAAGACTGGGCCCCGCCGCAACCGACGAGACCCAGAGTGAGAGCGATAGCAATGAGCATGGCAACGAGCTTTTTCATGTTTTTTCTCCTTTCAAATATTAAAGTCGACATCTCAAAATTCGATCCATTTATCATCAGGGTACTTTCTCGCAATGTGACTCCCACAATATTTACAGCGAGAAATGTAATATGTGCCATGATAATTTAGAACAGCATAATCCGGTTCGTGCCATTTGAAAATATCATGGTAGATGAACTTAAACCATCCGCTTTGCACATACAAACTTCCGCAAATGAAATAAATAAGCAGTGCAACGAGGACCAAGATAAGACCGATGATGACCTCTCTCATTTCTTACTCCTCTCCAGTGATTAATTCACTGTACGGCAGTCCCTCGACCCAGTCACAGAAGGTATGCCACTCATCAAGCTTATGATGCCGACGAGACTTGTACATATTGGCCAATGCCTCATAATTAAGCATGACCGTCCGGCGCTGGTTGTAGGAAGAGGGGAGAAGCTGAATCATCTGCCACCAAATATCTTTTGCACTGAGACCGGTTTCGGGTGCTGTCTTAAGTGCGGTCAGATATTTCATGCGGCAGTTATTAAGCATCGCAATTGTGATCTTAAGCACCCCGAGCGGAGAATAAATGACATCTTCAGTCTGACACGGCGTAACATCCACATACGGATACTTTCTAGATATAATTACATCATTGGGCATGCCATTGAATCTGATCAGATGTTCGTGGCTGAAATCATCCAATGTGAATTCTTTTGCCGCAATCTTATGCATCGTGCTGCAAGAGTTTGCAACGGTACCCACCTTATAGGTATCAAACTCCTTCCACCAATAGAGTGGAGCCGTAATGTCGAGGTAAACGACGATCATCCGCATGAACTTACGATGGTCTGTTCCAGCGTTGCGGAGCTGCATCATGAGTGTATGATCGTTCGGGCCAGCGATGAAATGCGGGTCCAAGTCGTAAATATCACACTTACCATTTTTTGGGCACTTCCCGCACTCCGATTCAATTTCCTCGTTTGACATCTCCATCTTCTCAGTACAGGTGATACTGTCGCTCTTCTCCCAGCTGTTCTTCGGATTCCGCATTCCCCGGATGGCAGCCTCCCATCCCATGACCTCAGTGTTTTCAATTTTCAGCATCTTTGTTCTCCATTTCTTTCATCAATTCCTTAGCCGCTTCGAGCTTTTGCTTATAATTCATGGCGTACGGACACTTGAATGCATTAAGCCCGCAGAAGCAGCACATAGTCCCAAGAGTCAACGCCCAACAACGATTAGCAAGGCATTGGCAATCATGAATTATAAGCTTCTTAAATGCAGCGTAGTCGTTTTTTGAATCGCGAAGCTGCTCGCGAAGAAGATTTACCTCACGCTTTAAACGCTCATTTTCTTTCGTAGCGTCAGAAGCCATCGCTTGCCGAAGTTCGTCAAGATTCATTTTTGTTCCCCTTTTCGAATTTATCCATCGCGCAAAGATCCGCATGTGTCTCATCGCAGAACTTTAAATCTTTAGGATCCACGTAGCCCATGCCCTCCGGGAATTCCACGATGGCACGCACAAAACTGATATCACCATTCGAATAATGTTCCCAGCAGTGCAAATATCCAAGCTTGCCATTTACGTGGACAGTTCGTAGTTCCCTTTTGACAGTAATGTCGCTAAGACTAGCCATTTTGTTCCTCCTCCTGCCTCGGTTTTGGGATCATCGCACAAAGCAATTGACCGGACAGCATGACCGCTTCGTCTCTCGTAAACCCATGCTGCATAAAGTTGTCCCGAAGAAAACCAGCCATCTCGGTTAAGGAACCAAGGGTGTTGAGCAGCCCCGCAATCTGTTCGGAATTATCCATTTTATTCTCCTTTCGTCGTCCCATCGTGGAACTTCTGCATGACTTCGGCCACCTTGTCTGCGAGTTCCTTCATAGTGGGCAGGGGAGTATCCAACTTCTTATCCTCCTTCACGACCAACACTTTCTCTAGGTCCCGCTTCAAAGCGCTGTTGGTCCCATGCATATTCTTCGCCAGAGCAATGCAATAACCGAGATATGCATCATGCTCTTCGCCTTCAGCTGCTCGAACAATAGTTTTTGTACCATCTTCCCAGAGTACCACGGTGACGCCGGCGGCCTCGTTGTAGATGACCTTCTTGGCCTTGGGCATAAAGACACCAAAGTAGGCCTGATACCCGTCAAGTCTGCGACCCTGATGAATATCCGTATTCAGTTCCTCCGGGGCGAACCAGCGAAGAAAATGGGGCTTATCCTCATTGGTCGAACGAACACCAACCCGGCCGTGAACGTAGTCAAAAGCCTCGATTGTGCCACGCCAACCCCGTAGATTGGGGTGCTCAACGACTACAACCGCCATGCCCTTCTTCATCCCATTCATCAGTCTGCGTTCGTCCATATCATTAATCTCCTTTTCAATATTTTTTGTCGATGCAACATCTGAGTTGGTATACTGCCAGTATTTTTTCTGTGCATAACCAAGTGCGTCCATAATATCCTGGTGGCTATAGTAGCTCATTTCCTATTCTCCTTTCTGCAGCTCCTTCTCCAAATATCTTTTAATTCCAGCGCAGGTTCTTCTTCGACTGCAGCGGACAACCGTATCGGAAATGATCAGCTCCTCGATAAGGTTATACACCTTCTGCGGTCTCTCGACATCAGGATCAAACACCATACAATCCTGGCAATACGGCTGAACATCAAGTACGATCATTTTTCGGCCTCCTCATAATAAACAGGCTTGTGGGAATATGTATTTACGGACTCGCTAAGACAATCGTCACAAGGGTCCTCATGCTCAGAGAGCTTTTCATGCTTACATAACTTGCAATACTGGCAGAAATATACTTCCTTATAGCCTTCACTCATGTTTTTACCTCCTCTTTACACTGGCCTTGCCGAGATTCTGACACTCAAGCAGGGTTCCATCCCTATACTTAAAGAAATATAGATTGCTGTTATGTCTTGAAATGATGATCTGATACTTGCCTTTCGGGGTCTCGAATCGATTGTCGATAAGGACCTCGCCATTTTCCTGAGCAGAAACGAATTCAAGCTTCATAATTATGTTCCCCCACACGCTTATACTTGGACCATTCTTTGGTCGCGGCAGATAAAGAGGCATGAGGCCTCGTCCTGAAACCACAAATTTGGCAAACGATGTAGAAATCGGGAGGTTCTTTATTCGGGTTCATCTTTCAAAACCCAGCGTCCATCCCGCACGCCGGACAAGTAGGTAACTCAATTCGTCTTCCCATGAATGTTTTCCATCCTTTCTTTGATGATGACTTCGCGAAAGAATCCACAACCGCATGACTCAGGAATCAGACCTTTGGGAACAAATTCGTTCTTTTTCTTGCAGTAGACTTCGCCTGGCATATGCCGGAATTCTGCGTACAGACACCTTGCACAGTGGTGCTCAGACATAACAGCTACCCTCCCTTATTTTTTAATGTCCTTGAAATCAATAGACCCCGCAATGGCGAAGAGTCCTGCCGCGATAAGAAACTGGGGCTCCTTTACAATAAGCCCCACCGCCGTGAAAATCAGTGCAAAAATCCAACCCATAAAATCTTCCTCCTTAAAAATTAAAAGAAAGAGACCTCATTACGAGATCTCCTCCTCTTTTTCTTTGGCATTTTCGACGATCTGCAATGCCTTCAGTCTGATGATGTTTGTAGCCACGTTATCAACGATCAGTGCTGTCACTACGACAGCCCAACCTGAAATCTGGACTACAGTCTTATTCCCAACTGGAATTTTCATGCGTATCGCCTCCTTTCCATAATATAAATTGTAAATTACGCGAATCTGTCGCCAGCATATTTACCTTCGTTGAAGTTTTTCTTCTGGCTAAGTGCTCGGCTGATTGCTAGGTCAATTCCGCTTCTGCTTTTGAGATGGTAGTAATAGAGGTCGACAAATTTGGTGTTCAGTCTGTCAATTCGTCCTGCTGCTTGCTGCATAACTTTGTAGGAGTAGTTCTGACTATAAAAGACAATGGTGTCTGTTGTGATACAATTCCAGCCCTCGGCTCCTGCAGTATACTGGACGAGATAAACCCATTTAGAAGCTGTAGGTACTGCTCCATGGACATGACCGTTCCATTCTCCGACTTCGCACCCCGCATTACTAAACACCTCCCGTAAAATATCAAGCTCGTAATCAAAATTGTAGAAGACTATCATCTTAGGATGCTTCTCAAATAGCTCAAGCAGGGCGACCTGTCTGGACTCGTCTGTATTCACAATTTTGCGCCACACATAGCACAATCCAGCAGCATTTATGATCGGCTCATCCTTATACGGATCCCATCTGTTCTTACTAGCATCCTTATACTTGGAAATATCATAGCTGCAGAACACGTCCTCATGGTGGGCTACCGTCACTCGATTAAAGTCCATAGTGACCAAAATATCATTGCGATGACGAATGAGCTTTCCTGTGTCGACATAATGGTCGATTTTTGGATAAGTCTTATTGATCCATCGGTAGACGATATGCTCCCTAGTGAATTCAGTTTTATTCTTGTAGAACCCATTCGCCACAAATACCGGAATGTAGTCGGACCAGGTATCTCCGGGAGTGGCCGAGAGCAGAATCCATTTGTTTTTTCTCGCAATATTGAGGAATGCTTTAACCCAAGCGCCAGAGCCCACGACACGCTGCTCATCAAATATAAAGAACGCTCCGTAGACGTCCTTATACTTACCAATATTATTCCAAGAATCCACCACGACCTTGTTTTTATAATAGGCTACGTCCGGATTCGTAGTTAGAAGAAACGGAACTAATTCTCCTTCCCATTCTTTGGTGTCTCGTTTGCGTGCGGTCGTGATAATATAAAGGTCCCTTGGGTGCTGCATGTCGACATAGGACTTGGTTCCTAGCTTACCGCCTTGTTCTTGGTAGTAATATGCGAGAGAGGTCCGAGACTTGCCCGAACCAACCCCTCCGCATAATATACAGCCGTTTTTCATCCGCCCAACAGCATCAAGCTGATAGTCATATAGGCTTATTCCGGACATTACGCATCATCCATTTCTTCCGCCCAACCAAATATGAGATCGTGATAAACTTGGTAAGCCAACTTGAATTTACGCTCAACTTCTGTTTCGTTTCTCCCAAATATGGTAGTCATTTTAGGCGGGTCCATTACTACTCCGTTCTTGGCAATTTTATAAAAATAGACTTTAAATTTACGAACACGAGGCTTATCGCTAAAATGGTCTTTCGTCGGAGCAACAAGAGTTGCTGCAGAACCTGTGCATTCACTGCATGGCCAGTGCCAGCAACCATCAGTTTGTTTATGAAAATGCTCACACCGTGTGCAGCGTTCCTTCGCTTCTTCGTATATCATATTTTTCTCCTTTACTCTCTGTAGCCATCGTAGATCTCAATTGCGGGTACACCAGTTCTAATCCATTTCTTTGATTTCGGATCGTATATATTGTGGTCGGAAAGTAGAATGATACCGTCCGTGACCCTTGTTTTATTTACGAGGTCCATGAGCGCTTCCAGACTTTCGACTGAAATGTGCCCATCCTTGTATTCGAATTCTTTTAACCAGGGATAGTGTTCGATTAGATCCTTTTCTTTGCCGCCCCAATTGGTAGATTCGATATAAAATTTCATGTTTTTCTCCTTTCATCTCTGGTTAGGGCAATAAGCGATTTCATTGTACGGTCCGTTGCAAAGAGAATCACAATCTTCGCAAGGGCTGCACCAACTTACAAGTTTCATGAATCTCCACATTCGGCGAACCTGGTGATATGAGAACTGGTAGGGCTCTGTCGATGTTCTCATCATCGCTTTAACCTCGCGGCTTTCTTGTTTTTGATACTTGTTCATACCTTTCTCCTTTTAAACATACATACGCCCATCGTAAGGGCGCTTCTCTTGGATCATTTTATTCCAGCATGAGCTGTGTAGGTATTGCTTCAAGCCTCGTTTAGTCAATACCATTTCTGCATCATAATCATCCGGGTGCTTTTTCAGCATAGCATCCATAACGATTTCTACTGGCTCGCCGCATAATGGGCATCGATTATTTACTATCAGTCGTCGCGCCACCTTACATCACCTCCAATTTTGTTCTAGTCAATTCATAGTCCCAAGCGGTTCCCCAATGGCATACAGCCCAAATATAAAGGTTAAGATGCTCGTTGTAGAACACTAGTTCATCTGTATAGTCTTTCAAAACTTCATAGCCATAGCGAGAAACGATGAAGTCTTGCATGACCATCTTGTCGAGATCGCCGTTTACTATCTCCCAATCTCCAAGCGTCTCCTCACGAACGGTGTTATTTAAAATAAGATCCTCGAGCATACGAGCTAAAGTCTTGTAGTCTAAATATCCTTTCTCCTTGGCGTAATCCGATACCTCAAACCCAAATACTTTTCCGTCATACATTCTGATACTCTTTTCCATGTTGTTCCCTCCCAGGGGTAAAAGTGAAGAGACAAAGGTCTAGATACAGATCTAGAATTACTAAAGATCCCGCGATCTTTCCTTCATCTCTCATATAACAACTTGTAAATTTCGCGAAAATAAAAGGAAGAGCCCTTGTTAGAGCTCCTCCTTCGTTAGTTTAGCGACCATGCTTACAAACTTAACTCGTGGGCGTTTATCGTCGGATATTGCATCCATACATTGTGAACCTGTCAGATCTGTCTTGGCAACAGCGCCTAACATATGGCCCTTGCCTATTTGATATGACGCATCACTTATTGCATAAATAATGCTCCCAACAATACACGTTTTAATAAGTTTATTCATAAAAGTCACTCCTTTCATAAAGGAGATTGCAATTTTCGCGAATGACATTAGCCGACAACTGTGTTGCCGTCTGCTCACATAAAAATAAAAGGGAATGGGGCCCAGCCGAAGCCAGACCCCACTCTTTTGAAAACGTAGCTACATCTTCAAATTAAAACTCGTAAACTGCGCGGAGAACAACATCGTTACGGTCGCCCTGACCGTTTACTACATTACCCACGATCTTATTGTCATAGATCGTGAGAGTCTTTGTGATGCGCTTCTCGAGAGAAGTATCGGTAGCGCTGCCATAGAACCGAGGAACATCACACAAGAAGTTCTTGCCATTCCATGCGTCCCCGTCGTATCGACACTTCGGAATCATAGTTGTGGCGATATCAGCATCATTGGCAGTGCCGGTATCCGGATCATAGTCACACCACAGCAGCATCCAGCCGGTTCTGCACTCAGAAAGCTTTTTGCTAGGTGTGATGGTGTGATTTGCATTGGGATAGAGCTTACCGCTCCAAAGTACAGGAGAACCTACGTCATAAATTGCTTTCCAACCCTTCCAACCGTTGCCGTCTTTGTAATTGCTGAAAATACTTCCAGAACTACCGAAAGCCAGAACCCAGATATTCGTTGCGGAGGTCTTGTGGATCAACATACGCCAAGCCTCAATCGTTTTCGGGTTGTTGGTAACCCCTGACTGAGAATATGCGGTATGCATGCCGATAGACATCGCAGCAATTTTAACAAGGAGATCCGGATTGTCGGCCTTGTTATACACATACTGCACGTCACCATCATCTGCCACCATCTGGAGAGCTTTGGCGATGTATGCCGAATCATGGTTATGGTTGGCGGCTGCGTAACCAGTGTGAGTATGATTAGCTGCCGCGTATCCAGAATGAGTATGGTTTGCCGAGGCATAACCGCTATGTGTGTGGTTGGAGTCCGCTTTTCCTGTTTCCAGGGCCTGAATATCTGCTTCGATCGCATCGAGATCATTCGTGAGGAACTGTGACCGATTGTTTGCTCTGAAGATTTCGTTCGTAGACATCACAGGGTTGAAAGCAATATCAGACATAAGAGTACCTCCTTTTAAAATTTAAGCCCATTCGTCGAAGTAGTCTTTGAGGTAAGCGTTAGCGTTATTATTATAAGTTACAGCCACAAACTTACCATCGCCATAACAGACTGAGCCCCAAGACAGAGAAGCTGGCATCATAGCCTTGTTCCAGCTAACGCCACCAATGGAATAAGCAACAATATTGTTGCCACTAGCCACAGCTACAAACTTGCCGTTGCCATAGCAGACTGAGATCCAGTTTGTACTAACCGGAAGCGTAGTATTGGACCAGTTGATGCCGTTGGTAGAAAAAAGGATTGTATTGTAGCCACTGACACTACCAGTCACAGCTACAAACTTACCATCGCCATAACAGACCGAAGTACAGTATGCAACGACCGGAAGTGTAGCTTGAGTCCAAGCGATACCATCAGTAGAGTAGGCGGCAACATTATAACCATTAGTCACGGCTACGAACTTGCCGTTACCATAGCAGACTGATGTCCAATTTGAAGAAGCAGGTAATCTTCCACTACTCCAGTTAATGCCGTCGGTAGAATAAGCGGGCAATTGATTGTTTAAGCCACAAAGAGCTACAAACTTGCCATTGCCGTAACAGACCGAGACCCAGCTTCGCGATCCTGGCAGCGTCATTTTGGTCCAAGTGACGCCATTAGTAGAATATGCTCCGTAGCTAGTTGTGCTATTAACAGCTACAAATTTACCATTGCCGTAACAGACCGAGACCCAGCCTGAATTAGTCGGTAGTGTAGTCTTAGTCCAGTTGATGCCATTGGTGGAATAAGCGGCGATGTTACTGTTGTTAGCCACGGCCACAAATTTACCATCGCCATAACAGACGGAGCTCCATCTAGTATTGACAAGGTTGTTTTTTACCACCCACCCCGGTTTTGCCACACCAGTCTGAATAGCGGCGATTTTGGTGGCGAAGTTATTGGCTACGATGGTACCCGTCTCTCCGGTCTTAGCCCTGATCGCATCAGCGATAGCCTTCAGATTAGTCTCTTGTGTACTCATCAGTAGCTCGCCTCCCACGTATTCTGGATCGCGGATTGGATAGCGGTATTCATGCCATCCGGCGTGACATAATCAGTGCCTGCGACGGCGACAAGGATTTGCTTATGACTCGAAACCTTAAGAAGACCGGCGGTGCTTGGGAGTGATGGAATTTGGATCAAACCATCTCCACACTCAAGGGATCCATCCGAGTTCCATACTGCACTCGCCATGTCCACAGAATTCAACGTGTCGGGAGCATCCGGAAGAGCTAAGGAAAATGCCATGTGGCTAGTGGATGCTTCTAACATAGACAACTCCCTGCCATTTGTCCGCATAACCACCTTCTTCCCGGCAAGATATGCTGCGTAAGCTTCCGAATAGGTTTTGTCTGTCACAGCGTCTTCGACGAGGTCACCAGTGCCAAAAGTCCACCCCGTAACATTGACCACAAACGGTTTAACTTCCTCGATTGCATCGCTAAGACCATCGACCTGACTTACCTTAGTCTTCAGATACATGGTCGTCACGTTGCCAGCGCCATCTTTGTATTTCATCGTACCGGTTTTTTCGGTAGTTGCCATAAATTAACCTCCTTTTGATAAAATAAGAGGGCCCCCACGAATGAGGACCCTCTATAAGACTTAGGCGTTACTGATTACTCCTGGATCTGGAACCAGAGATCACCCTCAGCCAGAGCAGCAGGCTCAGTGGCAGAGTAGTAGATCTTGGACTTGCCGGACCAAGCGGTCAGATTATCCTCAGTGATCTTATCCAGAGTGGTCTTATTGTCATGGCTGTGCTTCTTCGCGACAGCGTCCTTCAGATCAGCATTGGTCTGATCATAGGTGTCGAGCAGAGCCTTGTTCAGGTGGCTGTGGTTGCCCTCGGAAGCGGCGTTAACCTTCTCCTTCAGAGCGTCAGCCAGGTCGTCCTCAGAAACCTTGTCCTTGGCAGCCAGAGCGCCAAGAGCGTCGACAGTGGCCTTGACGGCCTCGAAAGCGGTCTTATCGGCCTTATTGCCGATGGCAGCGTTCAGAGCATTCATGGCGGTGTCGTTGGTGCTGATGTAGTCGGCGATCTCCTTCAGAGTGTCGTAGGTTTCAGGAGCGCCATTGATCAGACCGCTGATGGCGGTGCTGATGGCGGTGTTCATCGCCTCAGTGGTGGGGCGAGCAGTCAGAGCATCCGCCAAACCAGTCACGTCAGCCTGGGCATGAGTGTGAGTCTTATCTGCCTTGCCAGCCAGACCAGTGGTCAGGTCATTGCTGGACGCCTTGGTAGCAACATCGGCAACAATCTCTGCCAGCTTGGCAGACAGAGTGGTGGTATCGTCAACGTAGACGTTAGCGGCACCAGTCTTCACCATGATCTCATAGATAACGCCTTCGATCTTAGCCTTCAGGATAGCATTCTTATTAGCCATAGTTTTTAGTCTCCTTTAAAATATAGATTTTAGTTTTTGAGTGGATTTGGGTCTAAGGGGGGTACGATTTACACAATCATATATTTCATCACCCCATTTCTCAACGGACGATTTATTTATCTTTATCCGACGCTTGCGCTAGAAGTGTCGAACCAAAGAACTGGACCAGAGGTCGGTTCAACTTCGCCTACGTACATATACGTACCAAGATACTCTTTGACAGCCTCGGAAATCTCCTGGGTGCCATCCATGACATCGAATGTCTTAGTCCCCGTGGCGTCTGTAATCGCGACACGATGACCACCGTTAATATCTGTAACGGTAACAGTCGGAGAAACGCCATCAGTACCATTGGTTCCGTCATCACCATTCATAACATCAAACGATTTTGCACCGTCCTTATCCGTAATGGTGACACGTGTTCCATCGGTAATAGCTGCCGTCGATACGGTGGGAGAAACGCCATCTATACCATTTGTACCATCGGTTCCGTCCTGACCATTTGTACCATTCAGAATCTTAACTGTCTGACTGCCACTATAGTCGGTAATTACGAGCTCTTTACCGCCGTCTACATCACGAACGACTATTTTTGGAGAATATCCATTCGTACCATCGGTTCCGTCTTTACCGTCAGTACCATTGAGGATCTTGACTGTCTGACTTCCGCTATAATCGATAATGACGAGCTCCTTACCATCGGCCACTTCGCGGACAATGATCTTCGGGGAATATCCTTTTATGTTTTTGGTCGCAGGATTTTCTCTGCCTTTATCGTTCGTCCAGGAAAGATTGCCAGCGTCATCGACGGAAGGAGTGAATGTGGCGCCATCGTATTCGCCAGATGCGCCGGCTGCAATGAGTGTGTCCTTTACTTTCTGGACCTCGTCCTCCCACTGAAGAATAACGTCTGGATACGAGTCAAAGTAGCCCTCACCAGCCTCCAAGCCCTCCGAAATATACATTTCAGTGTTGAGCTCAGAGTTCCAGTGATTGACTTCATTGCCATTCGCGTCGCCCTTCTTAATGCAGACGAGAAACTTAATCTGACCGACCACTTCAGTGACATTACGAGAGATCTTCCAATTGAAATGCATAATTCGATCATTGGTGGTATCGACCGAAATATCAGTCGCCTTGTAAATACCAACTACGCGATCCTTACGCATGTAATTGATATAGATGCTCAGGTCGGACATGTCGAGGTCATCCCAGTATCTAGGACAGTCAAAGGTAACGGTCTCAACGTCGTGATCATACTGAACAGCAATTCGTTGCAGTTCCTTCGGGACAGAGATGAATCGATCGTCGCCAACCACGATGTGTGGCTCAGTTTCCGGGTTTGCGGACTGGAGAGAAATATCATTTTCAGTCAAACTATTCAATAACTCTTCCGCCTGACTCATACTTTCCCTCCATTCTGTTTAACTATTACCTTATTGGTTTTGATCACCGAGGTTTTCTTCTTACCGACTACCTGGACCTTGAAGCTTCTCTTCCCAAGAGCCTCAAAAGGAATGACGCAGGTCTTCCCATCTGCAAGAACGCGAGGAGGATATTCTCGACCGAGAGGAGAGTAGAAACCCACTACCTTGCTATATCCGTCCCAATCCTTGGAGAAGGAGAACTCGCCAACCAAATATCCATGGGAACCAGGGATCAGATTTGAGAAGTCACAGGTCGGGTCCTGACAAATCGTTTGGCCGTTCACGACGAAACGTAAGGTTCTCATTTGGATCACCTGCCTTATGTTTAATCAACGAGCTCAGCCCAGACCCCTGTTCCGCCATCAGGAATATCAGTGCCACCGCCTTCACCACTACCCAGCTTTTTCAGAGAGCCATCGTTCTGGATCTCATATAGACCCCGTTCATCGCCCTCTGTGACATGAAGGATTTGTGTGAAGTAATATACGGTGTTGGTGGAGCCAGGAGCTTCAGCGGTCTTAGCTGCCGCGACTGCTTCTGTATAGGTTTTGAAGAATGAGTTTGCCTCGGCAGGGAAAGCACCCGTCATAGCAAACGATACGCCGAAATTTAATTTCGGTACTTCTGGTAATGCCATAATTACTTCCCTCCTTAAATCTTAATTGTGTAGGTGTTCGCCTTATCATTGGCGCTTGCAAACTGCTGGACATACACGCGATAATCGATGGCTGCATAATTGTTCGCGCCCTTGACGGACACTGTCTGAGCAGCAAAGGCAGGGAGAATCTCGGCATTCATGCCGTTCACGTCCTTAATACTGGATAACTCTTTAAGTGTCGCTGGGTAAGCAATGACTACCGCCATGGCGCCTACGGGAATGTTGACAGTAATCGTGTTCCCATTAGCCAGCGCCTTACCAGACTTCTGGGCCAGACCACGAATCACATCACTAGTCAGCTCGACACTCTTATCTGTCATCGTGCCATAGAAGCTATTGCGATAGCCGGTAATGGCTCCGCTCGTGGCGCTCTTAGATCCGGCCTTAATCTGGCCGGCAGGATATGGAGCTTCAAGCGCTGTAATAGGAACAGCACCGTCGGAATATGTGCATTTAAGTACAATCTTGTAATTTCCGCCATCGGGAATCGTGAATTCGGCAAAAGAGCCATTCTGAGTGGTCTTCTTTTCACTCGTTACTGTATTGGTTACTTCCCAAGCCATTGCGGTCACGTCTGTATCAGGTCCGTACTGATACTTACCGGGATCGAACGAGCCGGTGTATGTGGGAGTAACTTTGGTACCGACTTCATATGCCTTCGCCGTGCCGCTGGAAATGCCGACAGTAGGCTGGGTGATCGTGGGGTTCTTATCCTCAGAATATGCATCCAGAAATGTAGCTTTAACGCTCTTGTTTTCGGCCGGAACTCTTACTTTACCGTTAACAGGCTTGTACTTTCCGAACTGTTCAGTCAGGATTAGATCAGAATCAAAATATACCTCGTCGGCAGTATACTTTGGCTTCTCCGGTGTTTTCGCCCAGGCAGGCACAGTGGGGTCTGTCTCAGTGGTGATTCCGCCACCGCCTCCACTGCCAGAACCGATCTCTTCGCGCAGACCATCGATTGCGTCCGCGACTTCCCGATCGGTCGCAAGGAAATCTAAGTCGGGCCCACGCAATTCCCAAGTATAAATCTCTCGAGAAATCTTGTAACCTTTCTGAGTGAATGCTTCAATGCATTCATACCGCAGACCAGTGTCCTGGTCGACATAGAATTGCCCCACTGCACCGGGGGTATCTTTTGTCGGGGGACCATTACTCTTGATGTCGGAATAGGTCTGTACCACATCCATCGTTTTACCCTCCTCGCAAATTGAAAATAAATTGTGGCCGAAAATATAAGAGGAAGAGACATCGTATTTCAGACATCTCTTCCTCTCATAAAAGGGCATGTTTTAGCCGCGAAGATTAGAACTCGTCGTCTCCGGCGAAGCGATCAACATCCTGAATAACCTCGATGTTCTGCAGATATGCAGTACGACCAGACTTCCCGTTGACATCCCAGTCATAAGGCCGAATATCGAGGTTGACACAAACGATGTCAATGTCGTCCAGAAGTCCAATACTCTCTTCATCCAGACGATTCTTGTTGCGTCCGGTCTGAAGATACACATTCGGACCCCGACCGTTAAACTTCACCTTGACGGGCAGGAACATGAACGGAGCATCACCGTCTTCCCGAGGCGGCTTGATCTTGACATTCCAACCAAGGTTGGTGAGTTCATTAGCCGTCTCCTCATCCGGAATGACAACCGCAAAATTGCGGTCGCCCTCACGGTTGTACTTGTCGCCTCTACCAGCGAAGTTACGATAGATGATGCGTGCATCGTCGATCTGCAGGATATCCCGAGGTGCATAAGTGATTCTCATAGTTTTCATTCTCCTTTAAAATATAATTTTCAGCGTTTAATGAATAAATCATCTTCGTCGATTCGTGAAGTGAAATCTGAATTGTCATGCCCAGCTTTACAGCCATTCCTCATCAAATTAGGGCAGCCATGACAAGTGTCTTTTCCGCAAGCCATGGTCCACGGCAAATCTGGACCTTCGGCTTTAAACCACGGAGCAATTTCCGGAGTCGGGTCGTCTGAAACGAACCATTCGAAATCTCCGTACTTACTCATGGTGTCGACAGCATCATTAACGAGTTTGTCGTAATAAGAGCGATCAATGTCTTTCTCTTTGCCAAGGGTTTTGACCATCTCGGATTCAAGCCATCTATAACCCTTGGAGCCAGTTGCCGCCGAATACTTGACATTGCCTTCCTTATCTTTACCCTCGCGAAGCAGCTCGCCACCGCCATGACCAGGCATAATCGGGCAGAATGCGCCGACCTTTCCGATAAAATGATAGTCGTGCTCGCCTTCGGGAAGACCCTCATTTGTATCCAAATACAATGCAGTAGCAACAGACATCGTCTCGCACATATCGTCGAATTCGATATCTTCTTTGCTGAACAAGGTTTTGAACACATAAGGAACAGCAAACTGCTTACCAGTCGCATCCCAATGGCCAGCCTTCTTTTTCTGTTTGCTCGGCAAATATCCATAGGTCTGCTCACACCATTCGACGTCCTTATACTTGGCAATATACACTGCATCATTCACCAAGCACATACGATCGTACGTAGCCTCATGCTCGAATGTATAGCCATAGCTCCGACCGAAGGCCATGACGAACTCAATAATCTCCGGGGTAGCGTTCGGAATCTTAATCGAGTCCGTCTTGATGTGAGCAACTGTGAAGCCTCGCTTCTGGACTTCATGCTTGAGATCGACCATGAACAATGCGCCACGCTTAGCGACGATATTGTCCTTGTTGCGAGGATCTCTGAATGCATTCTCAAACCCGGCAGAGGTCAAGCCATAAACCGAGTTGATCGCCGTCTTGAGTGCGTCCGCGAGCTGTCCAGATGTCAGTTCCCCATCGATAACTTTCTGCACGTATGGTCTCAACTTGCCATCCAGCATCTCATTGACGACGTCCCAAGCCTCATGCTTAATGCTCACTCGACCCTCGACAATATCACGGAATGCTCTCGTGTATCTCGGACCGAATAGACACTCGGCAATCGCACTGTGAGGATGCATCGATGCGATGTCCAGCAGAGCAACATTGACGTGCACACCAGGCTCGGCATAGACATAACCGCCTTCGCCAACCTCCTCACCACGGTAGATCGATTTGCCGGCCTCGTACTTATACCCAGGGAAATATGGCAGATACGATTCCGTGCCAGGTGCCTCGTTCGGGCAATCAGACGGAACTCGTCTCTGGGCCATCATCTCGGGACAAGCTTCTTCGAGGAATGCCTTAACCTCTGGATCAAGTTCGGTCACAGGTTGAGACATGTCGCGATAGCAGAATTCGTTCTGAGGCTTACGGTTATTACCAAATATAATTCTAGTGGTCAGCGTATTGGTCGTGTCGTTGACTGTCATGCCAGCCAAGTCAGCCAGAATTTCTCTAGCCGTCCAGTCTGCCTGAAGGTGATTAAACAGCGCCTCTGTCGCAATGACGTCGTTATCGCAATATTCGGCGACCTTGGTCCACAGTTCTTCAGGCACCGGCTGATCCCACGGGAGACCAAGTTCCTGATGATGGATTCCAAGCTCAATCTCCCACTTCTTCAGACTTTTCTTATTTGCCGCAGAAGCAAAGTCATAAATATCAGTGTAAGACAGATTGTACGCCTCGCCGAAGAGGCCGTTATTACGATCCCCCTTACCAGAACTTACGATTTTCTGAGACAGATTGAAGAGCTGCTCGTTTGTATACCCAATTAGACAGGCATAGAGAATATGGTTATCATACCGACGGTTATTGAAGCCGACCAAACGATACTTAACCAGTTTCTCGATGTCTGCAGGACCTGGATTGATCATACGAACAATTGGTTTTCCCTCGCCCTGGACCTTCCAGTTCACCAAGAACAGATTTGGGAATACCTCAACATCGTAAAATACGATTGGAGCATCAGTGATGTCGGTGTTCGGAGCAGTCTCCTCAGACTTGAACTGCATCTTCTTGACAAGTTTCAGACAATAGTCTGCCTGGTTTGTACTGTTTGCGGCAAACGCATAGACTTGGTTCTGCATGTCAGATACGTCATATGCCATACCACTATTGTGCGCATCGTCAAGAATCTTGTAAATGAAGTCCACACTGCACTTGGTGCTGTCATGAATTTCTTTATTAAGGTTTCTCTTGATTGCGGTCCTAATTGCTTTCTCGTTCTTAAGACCTTCAAAGTTGATCACCTTATCGTCTCCTTTCAACGGGAGACCAGAACTAATTGAAGCTATCGGCAAATTGTTGCATTTGGTTAACTTCCGTCTAAGCGAGCTATTGCCGGTGAACACCTTAACTTCAATGTGATCATCGTAAACTCGACTCAGTTTAGTCGGATCCCCCGTATAAATATAATGCAGGTGAATGCCTTGTCCACTTTTACTAAGCTCTGCGTACGTAGCCGGCCATTTGCTAGCCTCTTCCACATTCTTTTCGAAACTCTTATTTCCGTTCTCATCCGGAATATCAAAGTCGATTACAATATGGTTTTCAGGAACCTTGACGTAGTGGACTCTGGACGTATCGATGTCTGCAAGAGTCGTCGTTACATTTTCCCACTTCTTCGTCGGGGTCTCCTTTGCACTAGCATACTGAGCCGGGCAATCCTTACACTCCAAATCGAATATAGACTCAGTAGAATCAAATTCGATCAGTTTAGGCTTATGTATCTCTTTCTTCTTTTTTTTCTTGGTTTCGAATACTTCAGTGCGGAAACCACTGTAGACATTGTCGACCACGGATCCTTCGATTTCAGTATCAAACTCTCGGAAGTAATTCTTAAGTTCCTCCTTGAACATTCTCTGAGAGAATGGAAACGGAACCTTAGCGTCCTCGCAATATTGCTTATACATCTCCCATGCTGCTTTTAGAGTAGTACCATCATCCTTCAGAAACACATGATACGAATCGATCATGAAGTTATAGAAGTCGTTGGATGCACCCATCATCGCGGTGGGGACGTAATCATCATATTTGTCGGGTTCGCTCAAATATACTTCTTTACAGTAGTTTGCAATCGCGCCGAGCTCGAAATCGATTTGCTTGGTAACGGTTTTGTATTCTTTCAGGCTTAATTTGTTCCCCGAAGGAGTGACATCAATCAGTCGTCTAAGCAGACCAGACTTTGCATCCGTAATCTTAACAGGTTTATTCGTGCCCATGAACAAGAAGCACTTAAACCGGTTAGAATACGTCGACTTAAACTTCTCGTTGATAGTCATCTCCTCATGGGAAACAAGACTGTTCAACCGAGTATTGTCCTCGATCTTCGACAAATCGCCATCGTGCTGAATCGCCACCAGGGGATTACTCTTGAATGCCTCCAAAGCAAAAGAGTTACTAGACGATCCCAATGCTTTCGCATCGAAGACCGAATAGTAACCCTCGAATAGTTTCTGAATGATGTTTAGAATCGTTGATTTACCCGTTCCTGCGGCACCATACAGAACCATGAATTTCTGAATCGTTTTGGAGTCTCCAGTGACGATAGAGCCAATGGCCCACTCGATCTTCTGACGCTCTTCTTCATTGTAAAGAGTAGAGATCAGCTTCTTAAATGCTGGACAATCGCCGTCCTCGAGCGGATACGGCAAGCATTTACTTGCGTAGTCCTTCTTGTTTGGTTCCATATTCGAGAATACGAGTTTCTCGTCAAGCATGTGGTAATTATCTCGCGTTTGGTTTTGACAATACCTATGCCACTTATCGACCATGCCAGATTCGGCATCCCACATGTGCAGGATCTTCGGCTCGATGTTATACTTCCTCTGGTATTCTTCAGCATACGAATCCAGCTCTTTATCGATCAGATCGAGTGCATCTTGCTCGTCCGTAGACCAAAGACCACGATCTTCTAACCAAATAGCATAGAAGTCGCCGCCCCTGATCATCAGGTCGGTTGAACGTTTGATGACAAATTTCGGAAGAATTTCCACGCCGCCACCCTTGGTATTGCGAGTAGAAATCATCAAGAAATCAATCACATCGTTCTTTCTCCTTTCGCTAGATTATATAAACGTGTCGAGAAAATAGAACATCTGCGACCAAATCTCTATAGTGCGCATGTCGACAGTAGAGTTGCGGACTCTGAACAACCCACCTCTACCATCTCGATCATATTCTCGATTAAGGAATCTACGAATGGTTCTATCGACTCGGTTTTTGTCGTACCAATCGTCAATCATGTTACCCAGATCCAAATTCGTAACCATCGCCCAGAACCACTGAGCAGTTCGATCGCCATATTCTGGATCATCCATATAGTCGTTTTCACATCGCCTCGCCAAAGCGACCATCATCTCCAAAACACTGCAGGGTCCGGCCAGACACTCTAAAATATAATCCACAGGTTCGTCGATAATGGCGCTTCTGGCAAAGTGATAACGCATACTAATGCCATCCTCCGCACGATTCTTATCACGCGAGATTGAATATGTGAATTCGGTGGCATGGAGCTGGGTTAATAGCTTTTTGTAGGAAATGTCAGCGTGATGACGATCTTTACAAACCGTGTCGGATAACCAATTGAAATACTCGTTGATTATCTCATTGCGATTCATTCATCCTCCGTGGGATGGGAATTGTTCTTGTTAAGACTGGAGTACTCTCTGAGATCTGCGAGGATCTCATAGTCGACCTTGTCATATTCATTTCGAACATAGACTGCATCGTCCTCATACACACCGAAGAACTTTGCATAGCCTGCTCCAACCGTTCCTTCCACATCCTCGATAATATTATCCTGCTCATCAGTCAGGACTCCATCGGCATAGTGAGTAAGACTTACCTCTCGATAACCCTCATCATCCTTTTCACCGAAGCTCTCAGGCTTAATGACGAAAATATGATCGCTGAAGAAACCATCCAGCACGTCGTCCTCATCCCCTTCGTCATCTTCCATGGGTTCGTGGATCTCTTCCTCGTCGTCACTCTTCTCATTTCGACGAGAGTAATCTCTGTAGCCGAGGTTATTTACCATAGCAGCGTACTCCTTCAGATCAGGTTTCTTACTGGGGGAATCAGGACGAACTTTCTTTATATCGTCGTTGTTTTTCTCGGCTAAGGATTCTTTCTGTTCCTCGAGTCGATTTGCAACCCATTCCTTCATGGACTCGATCTCATCGTTGGCGACCTTCTCATAATAGCGTTTAACGCTATACCAAGTAGACAGAGATCCGACTGCGATCCCTGCCGCAAAGATGAACATCTTAGTTGACATTCTCATAATCATCTTTCTCCTCATTTTTGATCGACATAACAGTTAAGGCGAGGCCTCCAAAGAGCAACGATACACTTAAGAGAACCCCGCCTATAATATGTCGTTTCTTTCTATTACCCGTCAAAAAGACGAGCGTTGACATTGCTTCCTCTAGTCGGTCCAAACGGTTTCATCTCCCTCTGTACGAGACAAAACCGCAATTCCTGTTACAAAGCAAAGTCCAGCCATGGCTACGAACGTATACTTCATGCGTCTCAAATTAGCATTCATTAGTCATCTCTCCATTTCTTGGGTCTTTTGCATTCTTGAAGAAATATAACTTCTCTCCGAATTGAAGGCCATCCAGCATCCCGAGGGAATGCCAAACTCGAATGGTCTCAATTCCAACGCCAAATTTAGCAGCAGCTTCATAGCCGTCAATAAGTCCATCGAAGAAGCTATCTTTAAGAACTACCTCGTCCTCCAGATTATTTTGCAGGATATAAATAATCAAATCTCTACCGGTCATTAGTAGCTCTCCTTTCAAATCATGTCTCGATAACGCCATGAATAGTCGAACATATCCCTCATCGGGTCGCCCGATCCATAGTCGTCAAGGCCCCTTCAAATGAGATCCAGAATATAACCGTCCACGTTGAAATCAAGAACGATTACCTTCTCGTAACCATTCACGAAGTCACGCGCCTTAGATCTGCGAGTATCGAAGATGCCGAAGTCAACATAGTTGTCACCAACCACATTCTTCTCGTCATATACCCAACCGACCTGAGCGCCAGCCTTAGTGCGTCTTGCGCCAAGCATGTCATAGACTTCATTCAGGAACAGATGACCCTTGGCCTTAAGGCGTTCATTTGCCCAGTTCTGCTGCTGGATAAGGAAGAATTTAGTACGCTCCGGATCAGGATCCCAGCCTTCATTGCCGTCGTCAAAGACAATGGAGTAAGGGCTGTAGTTATTCGGATCGTCCTCAATCACGTCGACTACTTCCTTCTTGACAACCTCAGTGCCATTCTCGTCCTTAGAAACCTCTTCGATTTCCTTGGCCTTGATGTTGTATCTCAGCTCCTTGTCAAGCTGCTTGCCGAAACGTTCGATCACACGACCGCGATATTCCTTAAAGCTCTTATCGACGGCAGTGTAAGCAGCCGCAAGAGCGACATTGCGCTTGCTAAGAATGCGATTAGAGCCAATCATGCAACCGAGAGACACTACGCCAAGACCAACGGACGGGCCATACAACTTGATCATCTTAACTGCAGTCTGAATATAGACGATCGCCAGGTCCTTCTTGCTATCCTCAGCAGTGTACTTCTCAGCCATATTCGGATCGGCTGCCACAGAATGGATTGTATCGATCTGCTGCTTGGACTCGTCGAGGATTTCATTCACCTTGAGAGTCGCCTTGCAAGCCATGACGCCGCTGACTACGACACCGACAGTACCGGCAGCCAGCAGAATCTCAGGACTATGCTTCTTGATCTTCAGACCCGTTCTATTGAATGTACGAGTCAGATTAGAAATGATTTCAGTTTTGTTCATCTTTTGCAGTCTCCTTTTCAGTTAATAGGAAGCGCCTTAGGCAACTTCAGCATATACCCATCGCGAACACGAATGGGCTCGGCATTACGAATGTTCGTCCAGCCGTACTTATTGTCCGTATACTCACTGGATTTACCGACCAGATCGTACAGATCCGCCACCGAGACGTTTCCATACGTATCAATCAATTCATCCATTCGAGTAAGGACCTCTTCCGCTTCTCCTCGGGAATCCAAGATGATGTCGTCATGGGCATAACTGGACCTGCTTCTGGAATCCCGGAACCGATCCCTATCGTCGCTTCGAGAATAGTCTCGATACGATACGTAGCCCGATGCCGAGCTACTCTTACGACCCCTCGATTCGCCATACAGAATCATGTCGATGCCATCTCTGACAATATCAGAAATGGCCTTCTTTACTGCAGGGACGAGTACATCCATTACGATATAAGACTTCACGTTTGCGGCATCTTCAGAAATGAAGACGTCCGTAATCTTACTCACGCCACTCTTGGGCTTCGTCCGGACCCTACCATGGACAACCTTTTCCACCTTCTTGCGATCGGTCAGAGCCTCGGTTCTACCCTCTTTGGATCGGTGAGAGTTAGACTTATACTCTTCATTCATTATGTTTGCCTCCTTTCGAAAATGAAAAGGAGAGTATCATGTTTCAGATACTCCCCTTCTGGGTAACCCCATTACTCTTCGCTCTCGATCTCTGTGAAATCGACGTCGACAGTGTCGTCATCAGTCTCCTCGTCGAAAGAGTCGTCAGAGCCCCCAGCAGACTTCTTGCCCAGCCCATAAGCCAGTACGAGTCCGGCACCAACCGCGACACCAGTCACGATCTTCTTGCCATTTCTCTTGACCCAGCCAACAGGCTTGGACAGGATATTCCGCTTGGTCTCCTCAGTCTCCTCAACCTCAGTAACCTCGTTGACAACCTCAATCTTCTCGTTCTTCATAGTATAAATCTCCTTTCGAATGATTAAATGTAGGTTCTTACCTCATAATACGCATTGTAAATTTCGCGAATTATGAAAACTTGTAGAAATCGTATTTGGGAGCCACCAAGTAGTCCAGAACCACACTTGGCTCCCCGTTATCGTTTAACTGTGAACTAAAACTGATGTCGATTAGTCTATCGACGTTCCAACCAAGATCGTCTCCGACACTCGTATGATCCAAGCCCAATTCGTCATAAAAATCGTTCAGCGAGACATATCCAGAGATGTCATGAAGCATCTGTTTATTCAATTCATTCTCTGCTCGCTTGATTTTATCGATACTAGACTTAAAATATCGCGCGGAGATGGGGTCAAAGCACAAAGTCGTACCGTTATTTGTAACGATTACTTCGCTTTTACTGACCGGATTCTTCTTTACTCGTTCTTCGGCCACCTTATCGCGAACGGTCTTCTCTTTCTTTTCACCGATCGTCTCGATGACCTTCTCACGATACTCAGATAGCGCCGTTTCGGACAGCTTATACGCCGTTGCGAGTGCCGCGTTGCGTTTTGCATTGACAGAGCTTGCCCCAATCAGACAAACTACGGATGCAACACCGGTCACAGCGGCGGGTACGTACGGTTTCCATGCAGTTTTTACAACTTCCAGAGGACTCAGCTCGTCAACCCAGTCATCATTCTTTTTCTCCTCGATAAGCTGCAAAGCTTTCGGTGTTGCTCGTACCGCCAGCACCGTCGTAGTGATCATGCCAGCAATGCCTATCCCGGTCAGAATCTCAGGACTACGCTTGCTGACGAATTGTCGTGTGTTCGACATGAGATTTGCTAAGTTCGGTTTACGCATGGACTTTCTCCTTTCAAAATAAAAATAAGAAGGCCCGTAGGCCCTCTTACTTGCTCTCGACGTACTCCTTGAACAGCTTTTCGGTTGTCTCAATGGTAGTCTGCTTCGTCTCCTTCGAGTTTACCACTGCACCGATCGCACCGGCAATCAGCGGCAACACGACAGACGCACCTTTACCAATCTTTAACCAATTAATATTCATGAGTTCGCCTCCTTTCCATTATAGTCACTGCATTTTTCGCGACTTAATAGTCTTCGAATCCAGGCGTAGGCTCTTGTGAGAATACTATGATGTAACCCTCCAACCCGTCATCAAGCATGAACTTTTCATGATGGAAATCGAGCCATTGTTCCCAGTACATTTCATACATACCAGCAGCAGACCAACCCAGATGATCGCCATAGTCGGTTTTATCCAATCCGACCAATTCGTAGAACTCGTTTAGATATGCTCCGCCCCAACTCGACAATTTTTTGTTTAATTCATACTCGGCTTTAAGTACGTCCACCATGGTTGCGTTGAAATATCGTCCGGAGAACTCGTCGTAGAAAAGTACGGTATCATTATCCGATGGATTATCGTCACCTGCGTACTTATCTTTCGCCATTTCTTCTCTGACACGTAAATCAGCCTCTTCGCCATATAAATCCACTACTTTACTCTTGTATTGCTTATGTGTGTTGTCCAGCAAGGCATATGCGCTCATTAATGCTGCTTGTTGTCGCTGATTCAATGCGTTTGCACCGAATATACAAGCAATTGTAGATACGCCGACCAATACGGCTGGAATATATGCAGGTCCTGCTGTCTTGACAATCTCCATCTTGGTGAGGGATTCACCTTTCTCTTCCCTCGCATTCTCGAGCAGCATGAGCGCTTTTGGGGTCGCTTTAACCGCGAGTACGGACGTAGCGATCACTCCGGCACCCCCAATGCAAGTTAGAATTGTAGATGCATTCTTTCTTACAAACAGCTTTGAACCGTTTAGTAATTTGTTCATTTCTCTCACCCTTCGTGGTTTATTGGAAAGCTAAAAGAGATAGAGTCGGAATTGAACCGATCCTCCATCCTACACGATGGCGCTCAACCATTGAGCTTCTCTGTCTCTCATAATACGACCTGCATCTTTCGCGAAAGAGAAAAGCCCCTGTTACGGGGCTATCCCTTTACTTTTTTCTTTTAGTTAGCCGCTTGACGATCCAAATGATAATCGCCATACATACGATGACGTCACCGAATACAAGGATGAACGCTGCACCTCCCACACTCAGGGCGATAACAGTCGTCACCATTAATACGATAAACGTGATCAGCAGAATGGTAGTCAAAATCATTTAAATACGCCTCCTTTCCATTATAGTCACTGTAAAAATCGCGAGCCTCAAATGCTACGCCGATCGAACGTAGTTTCCCATCGTTTCTTTGGCAATGGTTTGATCTTTAATGCCCACATGATTTGACGGATTGTAACCGTCGGATAGAGTCCGCCTATAGATTCACCAGAACGCTCGTCAAAGAACCTCTTAAAGCCTGGGTGCAAATATAACGCGTCGGTTAGCCACGGATCTATTTCGCCCCATCTGGTGCATTTCGAACTCTTATCAAAACGTTGCTGGATGACAGCAAGCCCTCTGTCGTCTATTTGAAATAATGTGCATGAGTTATACACTGGATGATTACATTCGTATGTAGAGCCATACATAGACGCGTATACGGATGGTTTTTCGTAATGATATCTCATGGGAAAAAGAGGAGGGCCATCAGGCCCCCTTCTCCTTTCGCTTATTGGCGAGATTCTCCTTGAGATTATCCATTTTCTGCTCCAGAACGTTGTCCCACACCCAACTACCGATCATCATGCCGGTAATACAAGCCAGGGCAGTCCCAAAAGTTTTGATGAGATCCTTCATAGTAGATTCCTCCTTTAATAAGTTTCCATAAAGGGGCTTGTTTTTCGCGCGAAAAGCGAGAGGCTATGTTTCCATAACCTCACACTTTGTAACGCTTGTTACTTCACTCTAAAGATATACTTGTCGATGATTTTTCGACCTGCTTGAGACGTGATACTTCCTCGTTCTTCGTAGATAAACATCGCTGCTCCTCCGACAACGGCGATTACAGACGGAATGACCGTGCTCATCACAGAAATACGATTCTTCGATTTTCTGTCCTTCTTGTCCTCTTCGAGTCTCTGATACTCGAGGTCAAGCTTCTGCCGCTCAATCTCCAGTTTCTCATCCTCGGAGTCCAACTTAGACATTTCAATCAACCGATCCGCGATCTGCGTGACACCAGTCACTCCAGTCTTATACGTTTCGCTGCCGAATTCCACCTTGCCAAGCTCATCCAGCTCACTCAGGAATTCATCCCTCAAATTAGATTGAACGCTCATTGAACATTTCTCCTTTTCAAATGTAGTGAACATTACGTTCCATAACAGTAGCTGTTAATTTTGCGAAAGATCAGCATGGTGGTCAATTTTGAGTTCAACGTAACGCTTCTTGTTCAACTTGTCCAGATCGCCAATTTCAAGTCGATAGACGTCTTTCTCTGGATCAGAATGATCGATTCTCAGAGTTCCGTGGGCCATAGACACGCCTTGAATAATCGCGTAAATGATTGACCCAACGAGCACCCCTGCAGTAAAGAACATGAACTCCATTTGTACTTCTCCTTTCTAAAATGATTTTTCAAATTTTCCAACCGGGGATTTTTCGCTTTTTGAATATAGCATCATTTAGCGTAACCTCCGTACGGAAAATATCAATGAGTAAACCTAGAATAGAATAGTCTAATCTAGATTAAAAGAAAGAGGAAAGGCCTTGTTAGGCCTTATCCCCCAGCTTTTCCAAAATCATATCAAGTTTTCTGCTCTGTTCATCCAGCACTCTGGAATACTCCTCCATGAGTTTACAAGCCTCATCCAGAAGCTCGACGCTATTCTTGATTCGTTCAAGCTCGTCAAAACTTGTGCAGTTGCACGCATAGTTCACCTGAGCTACGTTTCGCATATAGCTTCCGAGTTCCCGAATATTCTTGATGACCTCATTAGCATTTTCCTTCATGTTCATATGGATCTCCTTTCAGAAATAAATATGTATTGGAATTTCTCCATAAAGGAATATGTTTTGCGCGCGAAATGAAAAGAAGAAGGCTTTGTTAAGCCTCCTCCTCTCGAGAACCAAAGTCCAGCCGTAAGGCCAGATACATCAGTCCAGCAGACACCATAAACATCCAGATGTCTCCGAACTGGCTTGTAGCCTCGCTCATCTTAACGAAGAACGCGACTGCAAACGAAGCCGAAGCCATGTAGATAGCATTGATGATCTGTTTAAACATAACAATATCTCCTTTTCGTTTTTAGTTTAGTTTCTCATAAATGAATATGTTTTTTACGCGAAACGAAAAGAAGAAGGCTCTGATGAACCCTCTTCCTTCTCTAACATTTAGTTAGAAATTATTCGGCAGACAATGCAACGTAACCAATTACACAAATAATCAGCCCAATAACATTAGCCATAATAATTCCCCTTTCAAATATGTATGTTACTCTTTCATTAAACACACATGTTTTCTTCGCGAACGCAAAAAAGAGGAGCCCCAGACGGGACTCGCTCTTTTACATGATCCATTCATGTTTACTGAAAAACATCGGTATTGCAAACAAGCTCATCAACACTAGCAATGTTGCGTCCTTAGAAATCGCTGTTGCGATCCCTCCAACTGTCAGCATCAGGATTGAATAAATTTTGTTTTTAATCATACCGTCATCTCCTTTCATAAAGGAGATTGTAGTTTTCGCGATTGCTTAATCTCTGGCATTATCGAGCAGCCAGAAGAACTTCCTATATCGATCGTAATACATGTCCCGACTACACGGCATGTTCATTTTTGTTCTCAAATATGTATATGACAGACCCTCCGTGACTCCCTTTAAAATATAATCACGTAGGTCTTTATCGGCCTCCCCTGCAATACGTTCAATCAACTCGATCCGTTCCATATACACAACTTTTCGCATCGCGAGCTTAGCTGTTGGATCGCCATGCGAATCGCTTCCTGGCGGCTCATTTCCAAACGAGGATGATATGCCAGGACTTAAGTAATACGCACGTTTCCATTCTGGATATTGAAGACAGAAGTGTTTCAGCTCGTAATGACGATGCCTGGCAATCCAATATTTGTTCTTTCTGGAAATCTCCGGACGAATAATTGTGCTCATCGCTTAGTCGCTCCCTTCTTATACTTACGAGCGTCTTTGACGAGCTTAATGGTTGCCTTTCTGAGTCGTTCTTTATTAACCTCGCCATAAACATAAATGGTGGCGTTTTCGAATCTATATGTTTTCATATGCAAGCACCTCTACGATAGGAAAATATCAATTGCCTCTGCATTTGTTAGGGACAGCACTTCTTTGATCTTCAGCGCATCACCAATCGTCATCAGACCGTGTCCAAAAAGTATCTCCCCCAAGAGCAAAATATCAACTCCGCTCATTTTCGATACGGCATCAATGCTGAGGCCCTTTTCATAAATCTTTTTATGTAATTTATTTGCATCCAATGCACACACCTCTTTCTAGTTGCGTTTCATGCGACAAATAAAAGATAACACCATTCCAATTTTTCTGTCAACTGGTATTTTGTGCGTAATACGCAATATTTTTAGTCTAAATTCGCGTTTTATTTGCATATGTGCAAATATCAATGCTATACTAATGGCTGTACAGAAAGGAAGTGCATTACATGGACGTCGGAAAACGAATTAAAGAGAGAAGAAAAGAGTTAAATATGTCGGTTGATGAATTGGCTCAAAAGTTAAATAAGAACCGAACTACGGTTTATCGCTACGAGAAAGGAGATATAGAAAATCTTCCAATGGACATTCTTGGACCACTAGCCGAAGTGCTTAATACAACTCCAGCGTACTTAATGGGTTGGGACAATAAACCAATCTCAGCGATGGATACAATCACTGACTACTATCGACTGTCCATTGGCCGTGAGGATAATATACGAGTTAAACGATTTGATACTTGGGCCAAAAAATTTAACAAATACGTATTTACAGACGAGGAGCACAATAAACTCGTGGAATATGCAGAATTTTTGATTCATCAACGAGAGAGGAAGAACGACAATGTATAAAGAATACCCACATTTTTATTACTATGACACGCGAGAATATGGTAGAAAGTCGCGTACGGATGACCCTTTGCTATCGACTGAAGAAGTTTTAGAGAAACACAGTAGGATAATTGAGGAATATGCAATCAAATACCTCGGCGGTCCGATACCTCCCGAAAACAAATATATGGAAGTGGGTAGTGGTGAATCTCTTAAAGATCGCCCCGAGATAACGCGTTTACTCAAAGACATAGAAGATCCCGCCGTCAGAGCGATAATCGTAGTAGATGTGCAACGTTTAAGTCGTGGCGATCTTGAGGATGCCGGTAGACTTATAAGGTTACTTCGATATACGAATACGTACGTAATCACGCCTATGAAAATATATGACTTACGTGACGAATACGATAGAGATGCTTTTGAACGAGAGCTAAAACGTGGCAACGAGTATCTCGAATACTTCAAGAAAATTCAAGCTCGTGGAAAACTATTAAGTGTTAAGGAAGGTAATTATGTAGGGTCAACTGCTCCTTACGGATTTGATCGTATCGAGAAATCTGAGGCCGACGGTAAGAAGTCATACTACACTCTAACTGAGCGTAAAGATCAAGCTGACGTAGTTCGTATGATCTTCAACTGGTACTGCGAAGAAGATATTGGTGTTACGGCCATTTGCAGACGACTTGAAGACCTTGGCGTCAGAACCAAGACAGGACACAAAACATGGAAACCGAGTATCATCTTTAACATACTTGAGAATCACCATTATATTGGTTGTACACGATGGAACTGGAGAAAGACAGTGAAGGTTATTGAAGATCAGGAGATTAAGAAGCTACGCCCGAAGGCAAAAGTGGACGAGTTCTTGTTATTTGAGGGTAAGCACGACGGAATCATTTCCGAAGAGCAATTCAACAAAGCTCGTGAGATACGAGGTAAACGTCATCGAACTCGAAGGGACTTAACTCTAAAGAACCCATTCAGCGGAATCATGTTCTGCAAAAAATGCGGACACAAGATTGGTTATAACACTTATACACGGAATGGGATTGAATATGCTCCGCCTAAACTTGTATGCAATAATCAAGTTCACTGTAAAACTGGGTCTGTGAATTTTCAAGAAGTGTTTGACTATGTTTGCAAGACTCTCAGAAACTGTATAGAGGACTTTGAAGTTAGGATAGAAAATGACCACGATGATTCGTTCAAGTTGCACAGAGATCTCGTAGAACGCTTGGGGAGACAACTTAAAGACCTAGAGAAGAAAGAAATAGAACAATGGGATGCGCAATATGACCCCGATCCAAATAAACGACTTCCTCAGCACATCTTTGCTAAACTAAATGAAAAGGTGCTAAAAGAAAAAGAGGAAGTAAATAAGGCGCTCGATAAAGCTAAGGATTCGATGCCGAGGCGCATAGATTATCGAGAAGAATTGATGAAGACTCGAAACGCTTTACGAATTTTAGAAGACGATAGCGTAGACGCTAAAACGAAGAATCGATATTTAAAAACAATAATCTCTAAGATGGTGTATGAAAGAGATCCGAATGTGAGAATATCAAAAGAGAATGCTGAGCAGTATGGATTCGACATTTCAAAAGGACTACGCTATTACACTCCCCCATATAAAATAACGATTGAGCTTAAGTGTGACTAATTTCGGGTACATTTAAGCCCACAATCATGGGGTACTACTTGATACCGATGGCTCTACAGCAATCCATTTTGAAATAAAAAGAAGAGGCCCTGTCGTAATGACGGAGCCTCTTTCTCTTTTACAGACCAATCGCCGCTAGTGCAAAACCGATAACTCCGGCGATGACCGCCCAAAGAATTTTTGCACCCAATTCGTCCCAATGATTGGCAGATCGCTCTGTGATTTTCTGAACGCTACTTTTAACGGTTTTAATGTCATCTTTGATGCCATTGACATCCTCTTCGACTTTATTTTCGCGAACGGCCAACTCTCTAATCGAAACGATCAAATCGGTTAGATTATTCTGGCGCTTCTCGACCTCGTCAATGCGATGCGTGTTAGATTTAGCCCGACTTTCAACTTCCGTCAGTCTGTGCTCAACTTCCATGTCCATCGGCATTTACCTCCTCTTTCACTTTTTCGAGTTCGGCATACGCCTTACGTAATTGAGCTCTAGCGACAGCCATTGCGTCCACCGAATCTCCGGTTACTGGGATTGATGAAATTGCTTTAAATGCTGTATTAATGCTGTTCATAATCTCATCCATAGTTCTCACCTCACTCCACACTATTCAACGAGTTTGCTAGTCCATTGATAAATACTGCCGTAATCTTGCTTCCGGACGAAACTTCTGCGGGAAGTTCAACAGTCGGTCCAAGTAAGGAAATCATAGTACGAGCGTCATTCGCTTGCGAAGCGAGCATCGGATCGCCGGCACTAACACGATTTGGTGTTCCGGTCACGGAAAGCCCCTTATATCGTGCAAATTCTATAAGACGATCCCAGAAAGCATTCCACTCGCTAGCAGTCAAATATGCGGCTTCATACTGTTCTTCGCCAATGGTGGTCAATGGCACAGAAGCACCTTTACGAACTGTTGAAGACCAAGACCAGTTTGCAGGCCGCTCCGGAGTTGGTTCCACTGCCTGCGTCGTGACATAGTCTATTTCATAGTTACCTTCACCAGTCGTCGAGTGCGACCAAGACATATAGACTCGATATGTTGTTGCGGGAGTTAGGCCGCTAAACGTTACGGACCGAGCCAGAGAGTATCCGCGAGATTGTAGTGTCGTGCCACCATCAGCAGTGCGTAACGACCAAGAGAAATATGAGTATTCATCCGGATCGGTAATTCTTGCGGTGATTGACGTGTCGGTGTAATCACATTCCCAACTGCCGGGGAATACTGACTCGGCCATTCACTCACCCCCAGACTGCGGTGACAGTTCCGGCTTCGCCGCTGCCAATTTCAACGCCATTATAATATGCCTTACCAACGCCAGTAGTGATGTTGATGGCACCGGCAGTGACCACAATTTGATTAGTGCCAGCCTGCATACGAATGCCTGCGTCGGTAACTATGACATACTTATCACTGACTTCATAAGTGTCAGGATTCCAAGCATATGATAATGCAACGCCGTAGGTTTCGGTTCCATCAGCAGTCATACCCTGAGCCGCACCCATATAGCCAGTGACATTCTCATTTAGACCAACGGTCTGGAATGTTCCATAGACCTTTATCTCGTTTCCGATAATCGTTGGGGCCTTGATCGTCGTCTTATTGATGAACGTTCCGCCAACATAACTGCCATTGGCTATACTTCTCGCGACCGAATATGCACCAGAAGCAGCAGAACTGGCGCTATTAGCCAATTCGGTGGCCTCAGCGGCATCTTCAGACGCAGAATTAATTTCATTTTGAACTTCTGTGGTCAAGTCTCCAAACGAGATAGACCCAGTAAGATTCAAACGATCAGCATCGATCGTTCCAGTCTTGATGCAACCGCCATCGATTGTAGTGGTTCCCTCAGAGAGGCCCGTGAATGTAACGCCCTCATTCTTGATCCACATTTCGGTGGCGCCGACTCTGGCCATAATATCATTTTCGTTGACCTTGAACTCGGCTCGTCCTGCAGGAGGATCTGATAGATTGCCAGTGATAGTCGCAGAGTGATTTTTCAGGTTGACCGACACTCGATCGCCCGTCTTGACGCTTGCTGCGCCATACTTATAATTGGTGATATTCCCCTGTTCGTCTTTCTCCACAACCGTGGTTACCGGAGTAATCTCCTCGGTACCATCAAACTTGACACAAATCATGTCCTGGTACTCGATGACTTCTCCATAGAGGGTGACTTCATCAATTCGACTAGCCTTCCGATCATTAGTAATTTTTGCGAATTCGGAAATCAGTTCACTGGATACAGCCACGCTATCACCTCCACAATTTGGCCGTGAACACGGCTTTTTCGACAACGGGACAACCCGGAACACACTTGATTGATTGAGAAATGACTTTGGCCTTAACGTCGGTCATGCCAGCTCTGGCGTAGTCAAGCCTAACACAATCGCCAAGTCGAACCGGGCAATAGCCATGCGTATAGGACACCGTGTACTCCAAAACAGACAACTCTCGAAGAAGTCGATTGGCGTAGTCTTCCACCTGGCTCTTCGTCGGGTCCCCAACCAAGTCTGGATCGCTATCTCGATAGATGATCTCTCGTCCACGACGAATTGTAGACGTCGGACTATTCGGGTCGTCATTGACCGCTCTGACGAAATAGTATCCAGCCCCATTGGAGTGGATGACCTCTACGACGTTCGGAATGCCATAGAGGTCTCTGTCCACACCAATCTCGGGGTACAAGATCGAACTGTTGTCGTCGGTGTAGGTCCAAACGGGCTGCAATGACGCAGTGTCTTGTTTAGGCGCAAATAAGATCCGACCCATCTCGTCGAGATCAAACTGATACTCGGCATTGGCGATCAGGTCGGACAGAAACGTCAGCCAGGTGTCATCTGTACTTGCGGTGAAGTCCATCGCTAGCGGGGTGGAACACTCGGCCTTGACAACCGGGGCCCGCGCACGCTCCCGGGTAAGACGATGTGCAATGTCCATGATGTTGACATTCTTGAATATCGAATACCCGAGAGCAGGCGGACTCTCTTTAAGCTCGAGCAATGGCGTATACGCATCCATCGTAATGGTTTGTCGCCTACCATTAAACTCAAGCGAAGGTGTTTGAACAAGGAACGTTCCCAGCGGATGCCTCTCTCGCAATCCATTTTGAATCGTTATGAGATAAACCCGGATGTAACATTCCCCAAGTGATTCTGCCGCGTCGATCGTGGCTGAACCAAGCGTCTCAGCTTCAGAATCTCGCTGAATAGTGCATGACTTCACATTTTCAATCAGCTTCACGTCTTTCCAGGTAGCCGGATCAACGACATAATACTCGAATGATTGCTGCATTGAAGCTGTCCAATCTGCCATGTCATACACCTCCTTCGACTCTTGTGATCTCCAACGTGACAGGAATTACAGTTTTCAGATGCTGGCGTTTGAAAGACACTGTGACCTGAGCCCAGTATCCGCTTCCGGACGGTTCTCTGACATACACATCGCCCATCCACTTGGACAGGCGACGAAGCGCATACAGAGTATCTACGTCCTTCTTGTCGATGTCGACACTCCAGGTGGCGGTCTCACCACGTTGAGTTCCGTAGTAACTAATCGGATTAGAACGCCCGATATACTCCACGAGCTCAACGTCAGGCTTGTGGGAATTAGACACGTCAATGTTATACGGAAGCTTAAGCATGGAACCAGTCCATGGGATCTCGTCGAGCTCGACAGATTCATCAGTTCCAACGTCGAAGTTGGACCATACTTCATCCCACTGAAGAATGATGGAGATGCCTCCAACCGGATAGCCAGGAACGTCATAGTAACTGATGGCGCCTGTTGCTTGACTCATCGCCACGATTCGATATCGGGCATAGTCGAGAGCCGGATGGGGATCGGTGACATAGGCGTTTTTGACATTCTCAATGTCTTTGATGATTTCAGTAAAGCTGCCGTCATACTCTCTCCGATAAACAGAGAGAAGTACGCCTTCGATCGGTTTTCCATGCGCATCTTCACAATAGGGCCTAATCATCGCAGTGTAAGTGTCGTCGTCGATGCCAATTTCGGCATTTGGTGCATACTCATCCTCGGTCCACGCAACAGAGAAAGTGGCCGAATCGATTGCGGTAAGGCCAGAATTCATCGACACAGTGCATACAACCGAGTAAGAAATGTTGTTCTCCAGGTCAAGGTCACTCGGACCCAGGTCAATACTCAGTGCAGTATTGATGTCGTAGTACTTAGAGCATACGACCTCGCCTTTGTTAACCATTTTGACGTTTCCAATGTGATCTACAGTTTCGTAAGCTTCCTGGGCGACGACTTCGACGTGATAGCCAATCGGAGTCTGGGTATTCGGTCCAGCAATAGCTGAAACATGGATCGGAAACGCAGTCAGTTGCTCAACTGTCGCTCCGGCAGAATTTGTCAGGGCAAGTGATAATGTCGGAGTCGCGTATACGTCAACTTTCCGCTGGATAGACCAATCGCCGTACTCAGCAAGAATGCCTCTTGTTCTGACTCGCCAAAGAATTTGGGTCCCTTCAGTATAGACAGAGGTGTCAATTGGGTAGACGCTGACCTTATCCTTTTCGTCTTCTTCAGTTGAGTTCTTGATCGTCTTGGTTGACGCAGTGCCATTAATCGTGAGCTCTAATTCTGCATAAGTCTGACTAGACCCATCCTCAGAATTATGAACCCAATACAGATTGAGAACCTCACCAACAATAGCGGTTGTGGTGGAAGGCCAAGTCGTCGGAGCAGCAGGTTTTGCGCCCACAATTACGGACTTGATACTAGTCCACTCGGAATCGCCGGAGTTGTTTGACGCTCTGACGCGGAAGAAATACTCTTGGCCAGATTCGAGGCCGGTCAGAGTATAACTAGTTTTGGTACTAGATGCGGTAGTGGTGGCGTTTGACTCATCGAAGTACTCACGTTTAGTAGCATACTCGATGTCGTAACTTGTCGCAGTAGCAACCTCGTCCCACTCCAAATAAACCGAAGTTTCGGACATAGCCTTACATACCGAAATCCCCTTCGGTGCTGCAGGTTTTGTCTCGCCTTCGTCAGACCAATTGCCAGACCAGTCACTTTCACCAGAAGGGCCAATTGACTTGCACTGAACCACATAGGTCTTTCCTGGCGCAACCGTACAAGAATATGCCGCTCGACCCTGGACGATAGGAATATCACCAGAGATCTTATAAGCTGTAGTCGATCCTTGCTCTGCCACCCAGAATCGAATGTGGGTTGCATTTTCAAGATCGAGGTTAGTCAGCTCAGCCGTAAGCGTATAATCTTTGACCGTTACGGTGGGCGCCGGAGGAGTCTCCGGACGGTTATCCTTGAACCAGTAAGTCTTCCTGGTCGAAGGTTTAGCCGTCCAGAGAGCTACCTCTTTGTTATTAACCGTTTTGGTCTTTGCGATAGGAGTTACGATAATTGTGACGTGGGTGGCATAGTCCGGAGGAGTGAAAGTACTATACTGAAATTCAGTAGTAGACTTCTCCTTGGCTTCGATACCAACGCCCCAGGAATAACTCCAGATGACTTCGTAATGATCAGTTGTACTATGCTTACCCCAAGTCCAACCGGCGTAGACCGTACGATTGGTAGTAGTAACCAGACCGAGGCGATTAACCACGGCTTGATTACCACTGGAAGTAGATGCAGACGCGGCAGTACCACTGACTACAATTACCTGACCAACATAGATGAGATTTGCATTTTTGATGTCGGGGTTGAGTTTCATCAACGCCGAGACAGTGGTGCCATATTTTCTTGCGATCCCGGAGAGTGTATCTCCTTTCTTTACCGTGTAAGTGGTATTTGCCATGGGTTACACCCTCCTTTCAATCATTGCGCCACGAATCAAGGCCTTGACGGTGTCAGAAATAGCGCTACCATCATCATAAGTAATGCCATTAATGACGTAGGACGGCTTCTCGATCTTACTGATGTCTTTGCGCAAGTTGTCGAAGCCAGAAGAGACGAGACCCTCAATCTTGGAGTTATTTAGAGCCTTCTCTTGGACAGCAGAACTAATAGCAGTGACTGCAGTCGCGGTCGTGTTCATCGAGTTGAGGCTATCCCTAAGCTCGGAAGGCAGATCTTCGACAGTAAGTTTATGACCATCGGCGGTTTTGTTGACCAAGTCCTGGATAAGCTTGTAGTCGTATCCCTCGCCAGTCAACTTCGCATTTCGAGTTTCACCATTGCCATAATCACCACGCCAAACTTTGTCGACGATTGCTTGAAGCTTATCGATTTTGCTCATGGCATTGCTAGACACATTGCCGTTGATGGTGTTTGTTCCGCCATTCAGCCAATCTCTAAACTCGGTGGCCTTCGCCCTCGCCTTGTCCATGTCGAGAACAGGCGTGATCGTAATTCGATCGTCGAATTCGATGTCCATGGCATCCTGAATGCCACTCAAGGCTTCGCTCAACCCAGATTTCACACTATCGCCGAGATTAAAACCGGAGTCAGATGCTGCGTCGACAAACGCGTCAAGGCCATTAACCAAGCCCTGACCCATGTATTCGCCCATCTGTTCGGTCTCTTTCGATGGAGAATTAATCTTAGCCGCTTCCTTGATGGCATCGACGGCGGCTTTAGCCATGGCTGCAGCCTTTGCTGTGACATCAGCAATTTTGGAATCGAGACCGCTGACAAGGCCCTCGCCCAGATAGACGCCGGCGTCATAGAACTCGCTATACTCCAAACGAATTTTGCTAGTAGCGGAGCTGACGAGGGATGTCGCGGCAGAGTTTACCTCCGCTTTCTTAGAGCCAAGCCCCTTGATAAAAGCAGCGGCCAGATTCTTGCCGACACTGACAAACATTCCATTTTGACTTACAAACGCCGAGCGAATCACCGATACGATGTCGCGAACGGTTTGAGCAATACTGCCCTGGGCAGAACGCATGCCTTTGACTGCGGCGTTGATCAAATCGGAGCCGGCATTAGTCAACTGAGGAACGCCATTTCGGAACGCAGAGATGACCTCGTTAATCGAAATGGTTCCGAGTTTACTAACAGCGCTCTTAAAGCCTTCGACACCACTCCCGTCAAAACCAACAAGACTGCTGATGAAGTTTCTAAGTCTAGAAGCAGCCACTACGGAAGCCGAGATAGCCGAGAGATTAACGACCGAGACCGACGCACTATAAGCGGCCAGTTTCTGGCCAAGCGGCTCCACGTTGAAGTTGGAAATTCCACTGGTGTCAACCGTGCTAAGAGACGAAGCCAGATTTGTCAAACGATTTACGATAGAGATCGACGTAATGATTGCGCTGAGGTTCAGAGCGCTCACTTTGTTCGAATACCCTTCCAAAGAAGATGCGATAGTTGACAACTGGCTAAGGTCCACATCCGTGATTGTATCTTGAAGGCCCTTGATCTTAGACATAGACGCGATGGCGGTATCGACGCTTGTCATACTCGCAGAGAATGCCGCCATTCCCTCGCCAAAGGTCTTAAGCTCGTTGCCAAGATCCGCAATGGAACTACCACCGCTAAGGAAGTTTGCAATGGCGTCAAGGATCTCGGTTCCCGTCAACGAAAGGATTGCGGACGAAAGTTTGCTGATCTTGTCCGAAATATCATCCGGAATATTCTGAACTCCGTTGATAAACGGCTGGACGTTCGCCATGAACGCCGAGAGATCGGCACCGAGTTTGGGCATACCAGCGATGACATCCATCGCAAGCGCAGCAAGGCCAACAACGACAAGACCGAGGACTCCGATGAAGCCAACCAACACAAGCAGGCCGGGGATCGCCAGTGCGGCAACTGCACCAACGGCCGTAGCCGCCAAACAAACCACCATCATGACGGCCAGGAATGCTCCGATTACACCAACAATCTGAATGGCCTGCGTAGGATCGATGCCCTGCAGTAAATAGAGAATTCCCGCGAGAGCACCAACCAAAAGCGTAACTATAGCCAGCGCCGCAATACCAAGAAGACTCGGCGCCTGAAGGAACTGAATCGCCATGACTGCCACTAGAAGAACCGCGAGAAATGCAGTAAGAACGCCAACGGTCGCGATACCCTGACTTGGATTAAGGCCCTGTAACAAATACAAGACTCCACCAAGAGCGGCAACAACGAGAGCCATAACACCAATCGCGACTAACGCCATTCCGGACGGCGCGGTCATGCCAGAAATGATTCGCATAACTACTGCGAACGCAAGCATCACTGCCGACAATGCAATTGCCGCTCCAATGCTCGATTCGACGGGGAGGGTTCCGACCAAATACAGAACGCCGCCCAAAACCCCGATCGCAACGCTCATTGCGAGAAGTGTCAAAGTGACTTTGGGCATACTATCGGTCATCTTCATGATCAATGCAAACATGCCCATCATGATTGTCATTGCGACCACGGAATTCGCCAGTTTATCTTGATTGATGAGGGTCAATGCAGCAACTGCACCGGCCATAATACCAACGGCAATTGCTAGTGCAACAATGTTACCGACGCATTTCTGAGCGCCCTTTGCTGCAGCGGCCATAGCAGCCATACCAAGGCTAAGCATTACGACCGCCATAACTCCATTTGCAAGACCGGCTGGATCGAGCATACTGAGAAGGACAGCTACGCCAGCAAGAATAGCAACAGCAGCAGACATGGCCAACAGCGTTCCGGCAATCTTGGCGGTTTTGGTTTCATTGCTAATCTGAGTAATGGCGACCAAGAGCGCCACAAATACCAGGAAGCCAACCATAAACGCAACGCCGGCACCAATCTCTTCAGAGGAAAGCTGCCCGGCGAGTTTACACACACCGACCATCAGCATCATTGACAGGGAGATCGAAATAAGCAGACCACCAATACTAGCGATCTTCTTATCCGGAGCCATAGTAGTCATAGTGACCAACATACCAACAAACAAAAGGAACCGCGCAAGAAATTGTTCGGCCGACGCAATGTCTTCCGGCGTCAAGACTCGGGTAAGTTTGCACACTGCGACCATCAAGCCAATAGCGATGGAGATTTTCAACAACATGCCGCCAAGTTTACTAATGTTATGAGACGGGATCAATGCTATTGTATTCAGCAATGCCACAAATACCAGGAAACCAGCGGCAAAGATTGCTCCTCGCCCCATTTCATCCGAAGACAGACGTGCGACGAGTTTACACACCACTGCCATAAGACCAATGACGACGGCCATCTTCAGCATCATCGACCCCACAAGATCAATGTTCTTACCAGGGATCATCGAGATAGTCTGAATTGCGGCGTATACGACCACCAATGCCAAAATAACCCCAGCCAAACCAAGGAAACCCTGTTTCGCCTGTTCGGGATCCAGTCCACCAATAAGTTTAACTGTAGCGGCCAGCAGCAGAATCGCGGCGCTGAGAGTTAACAAACCTGTCTTCACACCAGCAAGCTTCAATCCATCCTTACCGAGCGTCGCAGAAGCGGCCTGCATTTTAGTCATTGCCTTGGCAAGTACCGACAATGTGACAGCAAGGATGAATATAATCGCAGTTGACGTGTACAACTTTTGCGCATCGACCTGGGTAAGAATTACCACCGACGCGGCAAGAATGGCAATCGATGTTGCAATCTTCTTAAGGGCTTCGGCGGTCGTTTCGAATGCTTTAGCGTTCAAAACCTTCGCGAAACTCTTCTCGATGTCTGTGAATCCGTCAATGACGTTACTGATGCTACTCATCCCTTGGCTTACGGCCTGAGAGAACTCGTAGATTTCCTTTACGACAAGAAGAACAACGCCGATCGGAATGATAGCAAGAAGTTTCTTCCAATCGAAGTTACCAGTCGCCTTTTTGATCTTGGCAAATCCCTTCTTGATGGTGTCAATGAGCGGCGTGAAATCGATACTCTTGACCAGATCGATAATCTTCTTGCCGAGATTAGCAACGCCTTCGACAACAAACTTAATGCCGGATGCGATGCCATTAATCAGACCAGCAACAATATTTTCGCCGATCTCGAACATAACGGTCGACGGGGAATGAATACCGAGAACGTTCTTGATAGTGTCAATGATCTTGATGGCAAGTTCTCTGGCCTTATCAACGATCTTAGAAAACCGATCTCCCAATCCATTTCGAAGTCCTTCGACAATGTTCTCACCGATTTCCTTCATGTTATCAGGGAGAGAGGTAACAGCTTCCTTGATGCCGTCAAACAACTTGTCAAACGACCAATTAGACACATCAAGTGTGGCCAATTTCTTAAACCAGTTGACTGTTAGCTTCAAATACTCGACAAACTTCTTGAAGACTTTCGAGTTCTTCAAGTTGTTAAAGAGATCCTTAATGCGTTTAGTAAACTCGGTGATATGCGGAACGAGCTTCTTAAACACACCGCTTACGTTCAGAACGGAATCAACCCAGTCTCTGAACTTCACAATAGCATCGCCGATGGATGCTGTGACGTCAAGAATGTCAAGGTCAAACGCCTCGAGAATTTCGGACAGAATCTTAAATCCAAGTCGGATGCCGCCACCGAGAACCATCTGCACGACATCCAAAAGTGCGACCAGACCCTTAAGAGTCCGCTTCAGTTTATCTGCGGTCTCATCAGACATGATCAACTTCTCTGACAGGCGATTCATCCCGTCAAGGAAATTATAGATGCCCGCAGACATTCTATCGCCAGTAAAGATCTCGGACCAAGCGTCGCGGAAGGTCTGAACCAACTTAGCAGCGCCTTCGAGCGCGTTATGGATCGAACTAAAGAGAAGTTCCCGACCGCTAGGCCTCTCCAAACTCTCGATCAGCTCATTGAGGGGGGTTCCGGTCTTTTCGGCCTCTGCGGCGAGCTCTTTAAGAGCCTTGGCTTGCTCATCAGTATAACCCATGCTCTTGAGTTCGCTTTCGGAAAGATCATTGATGACATCGACTAAGTCCTCAGCCTTAATTGTTGTGTCAGACCAATTCTTACCGTTTCGCTCCCAAACTTTATTGACCAGCGCCTGAACCGTGGCATAGTTCTCGCCCGCTTTGGCGAGTTTCTCCATTCGCTCGGCGCCGTTGCCAAAATCGCCACGAATGACCTTGTTGACAACACTCTGGAAATGCTCGAGTTTTTCGGTGGTTACGCTGGTAGCCTTTCCAACGGTTTTAACGTTGTCGGCAAATTTCTTGATGGTTTCGACGATAACATTCTTGGAAAGTTTACCAGCAGAGATAACTTTGCCGAGGGAACCGTATTCGTCGATCAGGTCGTCGATTGCAACGCCGTGTTCTTTGGCAGTTTCCTTGAGTTTCTCTTGGAAACTTTCAGCCGATACTCCGGCGTCCTCCATTTTCTCAAGGAGGACATCCCATTTTGAATTTAGAGCGTCCCCGAGAACGGCATTACGAGACTCAGACCCACTGGCGAAAATGTCCCATAGAGAATTCGCCATATCGGTCCAAAGTTTCTTAGCTTCGTCGTAGTTACCGAAGATGAGCTCCGCAGTGTTCATCCACCCAGAGCTAACTGCATCCTTAGTGGCCTCGATTGCTTCGGTGAAACTCTTTGCTTCTTGTGCAGATGCGAATGCCTTTGCCGAAATCTCATCATACTGATCGGCCAATGCAGCAATCGCCTCACTGGCTGTATCATATTCGCCAGACCGAACCGCTTCATACGCCGCCTCGGTTAATTCGGAGAACTTTCCGAATGCGGCTTCCATGACCTCAGTGTCCGCCCACTTGTCCTGGAGCGTCTGGCCAAAATTGCCAAGCTCGACCAGTGTTCCATTTACAGTCTTGCCTTCGGCATCCAACTTACCAAGCGCCTTGGCAGTGTCAATGAAAACCTGCTTCAATTGCTTGGACGAAACGCCAGCCAAGTCGAGGCTCTTCCAGTCCATATACTGCAGGTAGCCAGCGCTGTAAGACTGGTTCAGATTGTAAATGGCTCGGCTAAACTCAGTAGCACCCTTGCCGGCAAATGCCGTGGCGTTGGCAATGCCCTCGATCATCGGGATGAGTTTCTCGATGTCGCCACCGGCAGAGGTCAACTGACCGAGAGACTGAGTCATATCGGTGAAGCCATAGCTGGTTTCATCGGAATACCACATCAGTTTATCGAGATAGCCATTGACTTCCTCGATACTCTTGCCAGTGGCATTCATGATCGTCTGGACAGAGGCAGTCTTCTGTTCATACTTGCTCCATCCAGCGGTCACCTGATCGATGGTCAACGCCGAAACGAGTCTTTTGCCGGTATTAACGGCGGAGTTCGTGATGTTCGCGAGGGCGGTTACGCCCATGACCTGAAGAGCGGAGAATTTAGCAGTGACGGTTTCTACTCCAGACCCAAGGCCTTTCATGTCGACCTTTGAGGCAGCAGCACCGACTTCATCGAGACCCTTTGTAGCGCCTCTGAAGTTCAGTTTCTGCTTGAACTTGTCCAAAGTAGACATCGTCGTTGCGACGTTCTGTTCAAACTGACGATTGTCAAATCGCATTTCTACGACTCTCTCGTCAACGGTCTTGCTCATAGCTTAGTAACCTCCCTCCATGCATCATTTGCGATGGCATCAAAAATGGGCCGGATAGCAGGATTGATGTAATCTCGTCCTTCTACCCAGCCGCCAGTGCCAGTTCCGTGGCCATATTGGAGAATAATAGCAATCGGAACTCCATTTTGAATGTTTGAGTTGTGAAATGAAATCACCGCAGATCCGTTGGCATTTTCTATCTCGTAGTACCATGAGGACGCGGTGAGTCCAGTGTCGATTGGCGTTGCAGACGCAAGGGCGGCAACTCCAGCTCGACCATACTTATCGAGATCGCCTCGACGAATTACTTCTTTCACTCGTTCAAGGTAGCGGGTGAGTTTAGAGAAGTCGCCCTTTTGTCTGAACGTTATCATGTAGTCACTCCGATCTAGCCATTCCAGCGGCTTTTTACTTCTCTCACGTCGATATGAGTGAAGGTGCTATAAATGCCGATTCCTCCTGAAGTAGGGAGCAAGGTCTCAGCATACTTAGCGATCTCCTTGGGGGTGACACCAACGATGTGAATGTCCGCCGCAGTTCCGTAAAGATGCTGAGAGCGAGTCACGCCACCGACAGCCTTGTTTTTACCAACTGTTCGATAAGCACTATTGATAATCACGGGCTTGCCGAAATGGTTGCGGATCTTCTGAAGAATCGTTACGAGTTTCGGGGCAATGAAGATAGGGTCAGAGCCGTCGCTACAAGCAAACTCCTCGACTTTGAAGTTGGTGGACAGCTTCTTGCCCCCATCCCTAGTTTTTGAATAAGCATTGATAGTAACAGCCATATGAGCTCCTCCTTATTTAGTTGACTGAATCTGTTTAATAGCCTGGATTACCTTGTCGTATCCAACGGTGGACACCAGGAAGCTGAGATACATAAGGATGACAATCTCAACTCCAATCTTTACAGAGAACGCGATGTCGCCCATGACGAGATAGACGGCACAGGCTCCTCCGGCAATCAAAGTCGAAACGATAGCGGCCAAGACATTAGAAGAATACTTTGCGGTTGTTCCATCAAGAAGTTTCTTGATGCCTTCGACTGTGAGATTCGTCAGGAGAGAAACTGCAAGAAGTGCAGTAGTCATAAAAGAAATAGGCATTGTTATTCCTCCTCGTTTTCACATTGGTCAATCAGTTTGTTCAAGCGTTCTTCTCGCTTCTCAAAGAACGTTTCGAATAACGCCTTTGTGAAGTAGCCGAGCATGACACCAATGACAGTTGTAGCGATCTCGCTAGATAGAGATTCAGCGATCGTCTCTCGTCCCAGGAAAGCCAGGACATAGGACAATTGCAGATCAATGAGCGATACTACGAGAATGACCGCTACCGCTCTTTTGGTGAAAGTGGTAAGCCACTTTTTGTAGTTTTTGTCTTCCATAAGTCACCCCTTAGAATGCATCTTCGCTCTGCGAGCAGCATTAAGTGCGGCATTATTTCGCATAATCTCACCCTTGCTCATTTTCTTAGGCGGAGCATTCTTAACACCACACACGCGGATTAAGGTCAACAATCGATTCAGATGCCACTTCTGACACTCGAACGGGATGTTATAAGAGATCATCCAATAGTAGACCAGTTCCGCGGTCACAATTTCCTTGTTGGTTTTTCCGTTGGGATCTTTAGAGAAAGTCGTAGCGGTCATCGGCGCATTAATATAGGCGATAACTGCCTCAACGTTCTCTTTAGTCAGATGAAGATATACGCTCGGATCAACATTTTTAGTAATTGTCATACACTTAATGTAATCCAGGCTCTCTTCATCAGTCAGACCAGAATTCATAAGAAATGGTTTGCACCATTTGGATTCCCATTTTGACAGAGAGACAAGAGAATGCTCCAATTGCAGGGTTGTCGTTTTGGCTTGAACAAATTCCTCTTTTATGGGGTCCCAGCCCTCTGGGGCAGTTTCAATTTCAAGCTGAAACATTTATCATCTCTCCTAGTTTTGGTTTAGGCGCCCATCTGAGCAGACACCTGCTTGCTGAGGTCAGCAGGAATGACACCCTTGAAGAAGGTGGCAGCGGCATCGGCGTCAGAAGCGAGCTCCATGAACAGCTCGGAATACGCCTCGGTCTGGGAGAAAGCAATAGACAGGGGATTGCCCTTCTCGTCGACCTTCATGAAGCGTCTACCATCGGCGCTCTTCTCGCCATAAGCCTTAAGAATGAGCTCTTTGAACAGCTTCACCAGCTCAGGAGCATTCTGGGCTTCAGCAATCTTCTTAGCCATCTCGGCATAACCTCCATCCACGCTGAGTTCCATTTCAGACAGCTCAGCCTTGGACAGATTAAAGTAGAAGTCTTCGGTTCTCTTAACATCGTTGTAGTCGGTGTAGGTGATAGTCTTCTTAAGCATAGTGCTATTCTCCTTTCAAATTAAAAAAGGGGGGAGCCGCCAGCCTAACTGAGTACGACTCCCCGTAAATGAGTTCTTTCTTTATTTACGCGGTGGTCATGACCTGAGCAACCTCGTCGGGCAGAGGCAGACGAGCCTCGGTGTCGGTGTCGCCATAGAGGATCTTCTCGAGAGCGGCCAGCTTCTCGGCATCGACCTTAGTGGAATCAATGACGATATTGGCAGTGGGCTTAAAGCCAGCCACGTTCACGGGAGTAGTGCTAAACTCCCAAGAGAAAGTGATAGCCTCAGGGCTATCATTGATGGTCGAGTAGGCCTTCTCAGAAGGAGCCGCCAGAGCGCCATAAACCAGGTGCAGCTTATAGCCATAAGCGTTACTGTCAACGTCGTTGCCCAGAGTAGTTCTGTAGCAAAGACCAAAGGTCTTACGATTCTGCTGACCAATGTACACGCCGGCGGTAAGAGCGGCAGAGCCATCACACTCAGCGAACTCATCAGGATAGGTGTAAGCCTCGATCGTGCCGCCAAGCTCCTCGGTGGAGATCAGGTTCAGATACTTGATGTCATCGGCATACAGAGCGGTAGCCTCGGCACCAGAAGGAGTCTCGGTGATGTTAGTGAGGCCGTTCCAAGCCACACCCTTAGGGTAGGTACCGCCAGCAGCCTGAGGATACAGGACGCCCTGCTTTACGCCAGTCTCATACAGACGCTCGCCAGTCTTGTCCCAAACAAGTTTAGACATATTGTTGTCCTCCTTTTAAAAGTATAATGTAAAGACGTCATGGTTAAGATTGTCAGATTCGTAGTGTCTATCGAAGCTGCAGTAAGGAAGATCAAGAAGTTTATCAACAAATTCGCTATCGGGATTCTTGTCAATAAGAACTAATTCGTAACTGGGGAGCTTTCGATAAGCCATGTCATCCGCAGATCTCTTCTCGACGTCTTTTCTGGAATATACGATTGCGGGATATTGCATTCGTACTGAGGAAGGGGGTTGAAAATAACAACTCTTTGTTTTAAGAATCCCACAAAGGATCTCATGCAGTTCAAGTCTGCTGCCCATTTGTATACAACCCTCCAATCGTCAGTACTAGTCTTGGATAGTTTACTTCAACATGGTAAATCTTCCATAAACTACCCAGGTACTCGACATAACGCATCGCATGAAAATTCTGAATGGCGTACGGATCGGCCACGATACTGATTTCCATAGACACGTTAATGTTGTCATTAACTTCTCCAGAAGATTCGAGCTTCCGGATATTACGGACTACGTCGCCATAGTATTGGCGTTCCGTAATGTTCTCTTCCCACACACCAGGTGTGGTTTCTACTTGCTCAGCATAGCCGACTTTTCCGAAGTATTTCGCCATTTTGAATTTTCACCTCGATTATTAGGCCTTGACCTTCATCTCCAGAGAGATGGCAGAGAAGGGCTTGATCAGAGCGCCGGAGCAACGGGTCTCGATCAGGTACTTCTGCTGGTTGTAGTCGATGTCGAAGTCATCGAACATGTTGATGGCGCCGCCCTTATCAGCACCGACGTTGTAATCGGTCAGGTTAACGATGATGCCCATCAGGTTCAGAGTCTCGCCCTCATCGTTGGTGCGAGTCAGACCCTCCATCACGGGAACGGTCACGATCTCTTTAACGCGCAGAGCAGTGCGAAGCTTCTCCATGGTGTCATAGATGACACGGCCATTCATGTCCTCGAGAAGCAGGCAGTCAGTGACGACGTCCTCAGTGGTGTACAGGGTGGGATCACCGGAGCCCTTATAGTTCTTGCGGGACTTGATGCAGGCGCGAATGAAAGCCTTAGCCTTCTGGTCGGCGGTAGCAGCAGCATCGACCTCGATGGTGGACTTGATGTTGTACAGGTCCTCGTCCTTCCAGATGGGACGAATGTTGGACTCGTTGATCTTGTCGTCGCTGGAAGCCAGACGGCCGTCACCAACCAGAATGGCGCGAGCGATTTCCTCATCCAGCATCATACGCATCTCAGACTTCAGCCAGGCAACCACATCGAAGTCGGTGATGTCGATCACGTCATCGCGATCCAGCTTCTGCTTCTTGTAGATGGTCGTCGGAGTGGTCGTACGCTTGAGCAGGCTGAAGACCTCTTCCTTCTTCAGCTTACCCTTGATGTAACCCTTAGCACGGGCATCATCCTCGGTGATGTCAGCGAACATAGACTTAATGCGGGAGAAGGGAGTGTGGTGAGTGCCACTCATGACCTTCTGGACCCAGCCCATTTCACGCTTAATGAAGTCGGGCGGGGTATTCAGGGACTTAGCCTCGGGGAACAGGTAATCGATGTCCTCGATGCCGTACTCCTGGGCGTGGGCCAGGAAGCTCTCCTTCAGGCTGCCATAGCGCTTACCATCAGCGATGATGGTCTCCATAGCGTCATGGCTCAGGACATTCTCGTCCTTCTTGGTCTCGTCGTCGAACAGATTGTGCTTCATAGTGTTATCCTCCTCATCATTGTTGTTGGTTTCGGGGTCTTCTTTCTCATCACCATGCTTCAGAGCCTGCCCGAGCATCGCATAGACGGCAGTCTTCTGCTCCTCGGTAAGGGTCTCAAACACTTCGCCAATGGTCTTATCTTCCTTGTTATCCACCTTTTCATCCTCCTCCTTCTTCTCGGGCTCTTTGTCGGCATGCGCCAGATCAATGTTCTCGCCCGTGTAGATGATACATTCCTCATCGGACTCCTCGTCATGCTTGAGGACGGACTCAATGAATGCGCCGGGGTTAGCGCCAGCAAGTACCAGACTCACCTCGCGAATGTTACCATGCATGACGTTGGGGCCCTGCTGCTGAAGTTGGTTGGCATAGATGGACAGGGCATCAATGTCACCATGCTGAACAAGAATCTTCGCAGTCTTGCCAGAATCGCTATCATTGAAGCTACAATAGGCGTAAACGCCCTCTTCGCGGTTCTCGAGAATCGCATGGCCAAGAACCTCGTCCTGGCTGTTGTGCTGGTGATTCCAGACCAGGGGGACCTTCTGACCGTCGTTGTGCTTAAAGGCATCCCTACGGATAACGCGCCCATCAGAACACTTCAGGTCATTTCGGGTTGCCCACCCACAGAAATCAAAATTAGTTTCCATTTTGACCGTTGTCTCCTTCCTCGTGTTGATTACCCATTCCTTCTTCGGGCTGATTCAGGTTGCTGTTGATGAGCATGTCAGCCTTAGGATCGTCCGACGGCTTCATGCCAATGACCTGCCTGATTTCGTTGCTCGTCATGATCTCGTTGCGTGTGAATTTATCTGCGATCTCAGCAATGTCATTCACGGGTACGAGTTTGAACGGATCTCTAAAGAACGAAATCGTTTGCTTCTGAGAACGGGCGGTTTTGGTTAAGAATTTTCGCTTCATCTCGTCAACAATTGCCGAGACGATTGGCTCAATTGTGCGGCTGTAGTAGTTGAGCATCGTCTTCTCGTCCGCAGTACCATCAAGAATCGTTTGAGTAATTCCTAACTGGCTGTATAGCATGCTCGTCAGATACTCAATCTGCTTCATCAGGTTGTTTTCGAGAGAACGGTTCAACTGCGTGATACGCTCAGTACCATCGGTATAAGCGATACCATACTTCGAGCCGGCCAATTGCATTTCGATGTTTTTACGCCTCTCTTCGGCTTGCTGACGTCTTGCCTCGGTCTTGATTATGTACGGTAACTGAATGATCAAATCCAGTTTACCGGAGGCAGTTTGCTCATCTGTCACATCCAACAGACCAAGTTTCCGAACCAGACGTTGCATGGTCGAGTTCGGTTCATTGATCACGGCATATAACGGATTCTCAACGATGGCAACCACCTTTTTGGGGACAATCTTTTCCTCTTGGCGCCCTTCCAATTCGTTATAAGCCCGGATCTTTACGTGCTGCGGATACCATTCCACGATCTTCGCAGTCCGCATCGTGTAGATGTCATACGAATCGCTGATCTTAGGGTCGATACTCGTTTCAATCGGAACTATTGCCACGCAGCCCTCGTCGAGCATGGACATGACGGCATCCTGAATAAACGCGCGGCCAGTTTGATCAGTATTTGCACTGAGTGTGAGGCAGCGGTTAAGCGGGGTATCAAGCTGCTCCTTGAAACGTCCATTGTCATCCAGCCGGACGTGCTGAATACTAATTGCAGAGACGTCCAGCGCAATGCGATTATAGACGGAGGTAACGATAGACTTTTCGTTTCCCCTTGTGAATCGAGGACGGTCCGGTCTAACCGAATAACTGGTTCCGATATTCTGGTATCCGTACGTAGGATCTCGATTCATGAACGCATTCCATGCGTGCTGAAGTCTATCTGAAATTCCCATCTGAATCTGCTCACCTCCTTTGCGTCCATTTTGACGCTAGATTAGATTTTTCGGTCCTTGAGCATCTCTGCATACTTCCGGCCGACTTCAACGCCCTCACTGTTTGTGAATTTGCTGACCTTTTCCTCGCCGAGGACCTTTGCAGAGCTCTTATACCACTTGATTGCCTTGGCGACAGCCTTATCATGCTTTCGGGTAGCACTCTTGTACAGGCCATCGCTGATCTCGGTTCGAATGATCGGATTAGCATGCTTGTATTTCTTCTTCAGCGTCTTATCGACCTTGCGATCGAGCTTCGCCATCTTCTTCTGAGCCTTGGCGTAAGCCTCTTTAGAGCGTCCTCTCCGGACTCCCCAACGCATACCAAGGACGCCATAATGTGCGAGATGGTACTGCTGATCAGAACTCGCATTGCCAGTAATCACCATATGTTTCACCTTCTTTACTCAAAAGCATCACGGTTGAGTTTGTATGCCACATAGGCATCCATCATTGCGGCAACGGCATCGATTTTGTGGTCATAGCGCTTCTTGAGCAACTTGCGGTTGCCGTTTGTATCCTCCATCGCAATGCAGTTGCCCATGGTATAAGTCATGAGCTCCTCATCGAACAGGAGGAGTCGTTCGCCAGCGAGCTTCTTCAGCTCACCGAGAGGAACGGATTCGGTCTTTGCACCCTGGATGACTTTCTCGATTCCAAATGGGCCGTTTTCAGTTTCCCAACGGGCCACGAAGTCCTTCGCGTTGTAGGGGTCGTAACCAAAACAACGAACATCATACTGGACCTCGGCAATATAGTTATCCAGGTCATCATAGACCTCCATCATGTCGAGAACAGTGCCCGGCATGACGATGAGACTCCCCTCTTTGGCAAATTCGTCATACTTATAACGCATGGCCGATGGGAGTTTGGCTAGGGTGAGCTCGGTAATATAGTTACGCGTCTTAATACCGAAGGCGCCTTTCGGCAGCGGGAATAAGAACGTAAATGCGCAGAAGTCGTCGCCCTGAGAAAGGTCGGCGCCAAGTGCACAAGGCATCTGCCAGTAGTCTCGGCGCCTATGAGGAAGGGTTTCTTCGTACGTGAAGTAGTACGTGTAGCCTTCCATCGGAATGCCGAAACGCTTGGCAAGGGTGTCGTTGCGAACAGCCGGGTTGTTTTCCGCCTTCTCCACTTCCAACTGATAGGTCTCGTAACTAACAGTCCGACCAAGATTGGGGTTGGCCTTAACCCACATTCTGGGGTCGCCCACCTCATCGATCGAGTCCAGCTTGTACCACCAAATGGAAGTGTGAATGTCGGGATAATCACCCTTAAGGACGTTCATCAAATCCATTTTGATTGTATCGCCGGGTCCGTTACGGACAGTACCCTCAGAGCTAATGGCGATGATGAGATACTCCTCATTCTTCGCCGCACCCTGAGCTGCGGGACCCACGACGTCTTCTCTGGTATCGCCGGAGAGCCACTCGTCGACCGTCACGACCTTGTCTTTTCGGCCCTGGTACTTATCGATACTCATAGGGACGATCTCAAGCAAGGAGTTAGTCATGAAGTTCTGGATGCCCTTCTTGGTGCTCGCCAGTTTAACACGGTCGGCTTTGGAGCCAGTTGTATTTTGTAGAGATCCTTCAGTTAGGAACTGAAAGAACGGACCTCTGGCTCTGGCAAGCGCGGTCTTGATGGGCGCCAGGACCTCCTCGGCCTGTCGAATGGTCGGCGCAGTAGTGGACTGCTGAGTAGTAGCCGGATCCACAGTCAGGAAGTAAGCCTGAATGCAGGAAGCATACATGGATTTGGCGGCGCCTCGACCCACGATGAGATACTGCTTGTTGATCAAGCGCTTCTTGATACGCTTAGTCACATAGTGCCCACCGCGACCCTCGGGGTCTGGCTCGTAGACACTACGTTCAACAAAGTAGTACCAACCGAAGATCTGCTCTGCCCACAGTTTGAATGAATCAAGTAGCCGAAGGTCATCGCCATCGGTCAGGGTGAGCTCATTCTCGCAGAAATTAATAAAACCCTGGATAGCTTGGTCGTCATACCAAATTCCAGGGTTTGCAATGAGCGCATCTATTCGATTCATCTCCATCGAGATCTGTTCGCATACAGGGATTTCGCCTCGAATTACGGCATCACGAAACGCGCCATAATATTTCGGCGTGGCAGTGTTTGATAATGCCATATGTAATTCACCTACTTAAGTCGTTTTCTTCTTTTGGGCATCAGCGGTAGCCTTCTTGACTGCATTTGTCATGTAGTCTTTAAGGACATTCTTGCCGGCCTCGGTGGCCGCCGGAGCGACTACGTTCTTCAGCACAGAGTCAGTGAACTTCTTACCGGCAGATACCTGTTCGGGTTTAAGATTCCTGTACTGCTGCTCGAGCTGCAGTCGATTCACAATTGCTCTGAGCTCGTCATCGGACATTTCCTTGACACTAGGCTTATGCGCAGTCTGCTGAGTCTTCTTTTGAATAGGTTTTCCGCTTTTGATGGCCTCAATCTCTCTTCTCTTTTCATCGAGCTTGTCGATCTTAGCCTGGGTCCGCTGCTTGTTCTTAGCGACTCGCTCTTCCTCTTTGAGTTTTGCCATCTCCTTGGCATACCGTTTCTTGCCGGCTGTGGTAAGAGTGCCATCTTTGTTCTGGTAGCGCCGAATTCCCCAGCGCATACCTTTGATGCCCCAGTGGGTTAACTCATTTTCCATTTTGACGTACCTCCTTTCCACTCAAGCTTTAGGATCAACCGCCACATTCAGACGCCATTCGAATTCAGCGATCTGCCGATTCATGGCTTCGATGACGGCCGAGCTGAGCGGGGGATCGAACATCAGTTTTACCTTCATGTAAATGTAGCTCTTGATAGCGTGAAGCTGAGCCGCATTCACTTCGGGAACGAACTCGGCCCAGGTAGAAGTATCGTCTTCGATTACGAACCCTGTCTCCGGACCGACGCCAAGCTGAGTCAGAATCATGAGCACCGAGTTGATGTGCATGATGATGTCAGCGTCGAAATGAGTATACTCTTCATCGATGCCGAGCAGCTTCTTAATCGATGTCAAGATACTTTCCATGGTTTCCCTCCTTCATCGCCGCCAAGGGCAAGTGTCATTTCGCTTACGCTCAATAGGGTTTCTCGGCAAAAGATTAATGTCTCCATAGTGGATAGCATTGTGGGTTTCAAATGAGGTACAGATCAGATACTCGGGATTGACGAGATACTCGCTGTGCGCAAGAATGTCGTTTACCGCAAGAGGATTGAGATGGTGGATGTAGATCTTACCGCCAATCTCTCGACCCTCAATACCTAGATCGCAACCGTTATCACGAATAATAATCTTGTCCCGAAGTCGTCTCCATTCTTGTGATGTGTAGAAGACTTGGTTCAAATATCGATCGTGACCGAATGTGTCTTTACCGACAGACCCTTTTAGTTTTAGGTATTCAAAGCGTTCTTCGAAGGTGGGAAGGCAGATCAACTCTGAATATGTCTTAATACTCATTTGGATCACCCTGCCCACTATAGTTTCTAAAGGCTTTCATAGCCTCGGTATAGAGCTCCTCGACCCTCTTCTGAGACTTGAGCGTTTCGGTCTTAGCCGTAATAAGTTCGGCCTGCTTCTCAAGAATCTGCTTCTCGAGCCTGGCTTTCGTAGAGGCAAGCTTAAGAAAGTGTGTAGTCTCCTGAGACGAGGCAGTTCCTTCTCTCAGACGCTTCTCAACTAAGTCCGTAGCCAGCGAAATTAGTTGGTTTTCTCGAGCTTCTGGAGTTAGGGCGGGTCTCATGGAACTTTTGGTCGAAGAGGAACTAGTTGCTTTGACTTTTGCCATACTTACTGCCTCCTCTCATACAGTTTTGTATGCCTCTCGGTTGGGCACTTAAAGGGATCTATGAAGGAAATGCAGAAAGTCATTGAAAGGAGAAAGTTAAAAATGACACAGGAGGCTGGCCTGGCACGCACCTCAACCCCATAGACCCTTCTAAGTACCCAACCGAGAATATAAATGCTTTTTGAAAAAATTCCCCCGGAGAAAATATAAAG